CGTTATTTTGGAGTACATTGCAACGGGATTGAACGATGGCGATGCGGTTATTCAAGAGGACGTTGTGCCGTGTATCACTAATTTTATCCATTGGAAGCGTGTTTCCTTTGACCCTAAGATTAATAGGTTGGAAGCGCAGATGTGGAAGCGAAATTGGGAGCAAGAGGTGAAGGGCTTGGCGGCACGAAACAGCGCACTTACATCGCACGATTGGACGCAGATATTCCGCAAGTCTATGAAACAATCTGTTAAGAGATAATTTGGAAATTCAAAATACTATTCCTATCTTTGTAGCATAAACGGATATTCAATCTTTGTTGGGCGTGCATAGTAAGCGAACAAAGACTTGTTAAATAAAAACAAAATGAAAATCCCCTTTTGGACGGCTTGCTATGCACAAGTCCCCTTAGGGGGTTTTTATTTTAATGCAGAAGCAACCAATTCCTCTTAATGTGTTATTCAAATTCAATGACAGCAATGCGTTGGATACATTAAGAATATGGATATTGCTTAAAAACTGCTTCAATACGGGAGTGTTTTACAATTACACATATCGGTCAGTCGGAACTGCCATAGGGGTGTCGCCCGAAACGGTGAGAAAACACTTGCCAATGATTATCAAAGAAGGTATGGCGGAGATAAGTGGAAAGAACTTAAGGATGGTCGGAATAAACAAATTGAAGAAAGACTGCAAGTCGTGTGTACTTATACCAATACATCAAGATAAACCAAATCAAATAGTAGAATTTAGGAACGCTGTACTCCGAAACAATTACGGCAAACAACAAAAAGCAATACAGAAAAAGTCCAACATCGTAAAAATTGCAAACCAAGCAAACGGCAGACTTTCCAAATCCCAACTGAAATTCATACAGAAGTCGGGTGGAATGGATAAACTGCTAAAGAGTATTGAAAAGGACAACAACTGCATTACTTTGTCAAACAAGGGTTTCGGAAAGAAGGTTCACCGTTCACAATCCACAGGTTATAGACTTCAAAGAACTTTAAGGAATATGGGGTATATTAAGTCCTATTCCCGATGGGTAGTAGTCAAGACTAACAGTTCCATTTATGAATATATTGAATTGTATCGTAATGGGGGATATGTGTATAACAAGGATACTAGAGAGATAACAAGACAACTAAGCAATCAAATCGTCCCAATGCAATTGTAGGTATGCAAAAAATGGACAAGAAATTAAACTAAAAACTATGGTAACATTACTCAAAAAAAGTCATATCTGCATAGAATTATTCGGATATGTATTTCATTTACACTACTTTAAGAAAAAAGTAATTCAAGAAGTTAATGAGTTAGAGGTCAAGGTTAAGTTTGCAGACAAAGTTCCTTCTGTCGAACACGCAAGTGACATTGTTAGACTTATTGAGTTGAAGGACAGTATTGATTGGTATTTAGAAAACAAACCATAGACTATGAACAAAAACTTTTGGTTATCTATCAAAAAGAAAGGCGATTGCCTATTCGGTAGGCGCAATGGGTTTGAAGGAAAAATAATTCTTGGATACTCCGTCAGACTAAGGCTATTCGGAAAGGATATTATTTAAACAAAAAAATAAACTATGACAAACTTTGAGCAAAAGCTGTTAGACAACGGCTACATTAAGTTCGTATTGAACTGCAAGACAATGAAATACGAAGAACCGAATGGTCACACTATTTCCACGATGAATAATTTAGACCACCGATACTTCCACAAGGACGACAAGGTGTTGGAGAAGATACGGGCGGGGAAGTCCGTTATGGACAAAGATTTCACTTGGGAAGATAGAAAGCACGAAATCGTATTCGGGTTGCACGAAAAAGGGAAACCCACAACTCTGATAAGCCCACGCCCACGAATAGAGGTCAAAAGATATGTGGACGGTAAGTTGGTACTTACACAGAACGAAGATTTTGACGATAGTATGAATTACGTCTTAGACAATTTTACGGCAGAAGAAATCTTTTCGGCTATGTACGACAAAGAAATATGCTTCAAGGCGGAGTTAAGTAACTAGACTAAATTGATTATCTTTACAGCGAAATGAGCGTAAAAGTAACTAATCAGAATACACCTACGGCAACCACCGACCAACTCTTGATAGTTGAAGCGTTTGACGGCACACCCACGCCCAACGGGAGATTAAGACAAGGAGTATATTATTCATTTCAGAATACTTGGAGAAACTTCACCGAGAAGCTAGGCTTGGACAAGATATTTGTTCCGCTAACTAGGACAATAAAAATAAACGGAGAAACGAAATCCCTTGCTACCGATGTTGAGTTTACGGTATCGGGGTCGGGCGCAACGTGGGGGAGTATAACGGGTACACTATCCGACCAAACAGATTTAAAGTCAGCCCTAGACGCACGAGAAGTATTGACGAATAAAAGCACGGATGTAGATGCAGATAAAGCAAGTAACACAAAATATCCAAGCGTAAAAGCGGTATTCGATTGGGCAAGTAGCGTATTTGCCACTACGAGCGCAGTTGCCACACAAATCACTACCGCATTAATCGGTTACGCAACAGAGGTTTTTGTAAACGCAGGGTTGGCTACAAAGCAAGACAAACCGATTACAATTAAACTATCGGGCGATGTTACTACGACATCAAATGTATCAAGCGCAATAACGGGATTAGTCGCCACATTAGAGGCGAACACCAATTACATCATTACGGGCGTATTGCGGTCACGATGTAGCGGAACGGGTGGCGTTAAATACGGTATGACTTTGGTTAGCGGTGGGACTTCAAATATAAGCGCACAAGGTAAGGGCGCAGTAAGTAGCGGCCCAATTCCACTCGAAGAGTACTTTTTTAATCAATCAGGTGCATTAACGGCAACTGGATTGATAAGGGTAGCAACTGCATTAAGTGATATTTACCTTAACGGGAATATTAATGTAGGTGCAACGGCAGGGGATATTCAATTCAATTTTGCAAGTGGGACAAACACCCAAACGTCAACTATTTACCAATTCGGAACTTGGATAGAAATTAAAGAGGTTGTATGATAAAAGTATTAAGCATTAACGGTGTACCCGAAACAACACCCGACAAATTATTTGGCAGTCATTTTGATGGTGAGCATTTTTATTTCTTTGAGAGCGAAGAAGAAAAGACTAGCTTTTATGCTTCAATAAAAACTTGGGACAAAGAAGCGCACATAGCGGAGATTAACGCATTGCATAAAGAAGAATTTTTGAACAGAGTTGCTTTGGCGGGTTATGAGGATAGAGAAGAATTTAATGCAACACTAGCGGACGGCAGAAGTCAATGGCACGAAGAAGCCAAATTCATAAACACCTATTGGTTGAACGGTGAGATAGCTATTGACAACTACGCAGAAACCGTAACAGAAGAAACCGCACAAGACCCGATAGCGTTTATTTCTTCAATTTAATCGGTTAAAAATGTTAATTTTGTAGCAATATTGAAAGAAATGAACCTACCTAACCCGAAATATTTAAGTTTCTTCCCCTCCCATTTGATTGACCCTAATTTAAAGGGCAAAGAATGGTTTGCTCAATATTGTCAAGCCGCCTACAATGCGTGGGTAAAAAATCAGTATGTATTACAACGTAGGGCTGATTGGATAAGCAACCGAAAGTACGCTGACGGAAATCAGACCACGCAGAAGTATATGGATATGTTGGCGAGGGTAAAGGACAACGAGGGAAGAAGGGCAACGTATTTGAATTTGGATTGGAGTATTGTTTCCACGATACCAAAGATTAGACGAGTAGTGATTAACTTCCTACTCAAATTGAACTACGATATTATCGCAACCGCAGTAAACCCCGAAGCGGTCAACGCCAAAGAAACGGTAAAGATTAGAACGTGGGCAGAAAAGCAATTACAGCCCTTTTTAGCGCAAGTCGAGGAGCAGTCGGGTGTTCCATTAACAAACCCCGAATTAGAGATTATACCCGAAGTAAGAGAAGAATTTGAAATGCTATTTTCTATGACCTATAAAATGGCAGAGGAAATGAAGATTGAGTTGGCAACAAAGCACATTTTCGACAAAAATCGGTTCAACGAAATACACAGAAAGAACATTGAGGACGCTTTCGACTTAGGGTTGGCGGCTTCCAAAGTGGAAACAAATATCTTCACCAAAGAAATTGACGTAAGATACGTTGACCCCGTGAACCTTTTGTTTGACAACTTTAGGGGCAAGACGGGCGGAATGGGTGACGGAGATATTGAACGAATAGCCGAACTTCGTGCGGTGACTATCGCTCAACTAAAGCAAGAAGCGGGACATCAATTCACGGACGAAGAATACGAACAGATAGCGGCACAAGCGCAGAACAGCTACAACCAACCTTTCGCACCGAACAACGCCACGCAACCATACGTCAACACGGACGCAAACTTCGGTCAATGGCAGAACTACCAAGTAGTGATTATGGACATTTACTTCATCAGTACCGACAGATACAAAATGAAAAAGGTGAAGTCGAGCGAGGGGGAAATGGTGTACCAAAAGAAATTCAACTCTAAGTTGGGGAAGAACGTGGACTACAAGGACGGGCAAAAGGTGGAAAAAGAAGTTTACCCCGTAGATATAGTATCCGTTTACAAAGCAAGTTGGTTAATCAACACCACTTATGTTTACAACTTCGGTAAAATGTACGACATTCCTAGAGATAAAAGAAACCCTAGAGAATGTTCATTGCCTATTAAAATATACAGAAGCGATAACAAAAGTATCTTGGAGAGTATTCTCCCGTTTGCGGACGCTATTCAGTTGAGTTGGTTGAAGTTGCAGAATTTGAAAGCAACGGCACTACCAAAAGGATTGATGATTAACTTGGAGGCTTGGGATAATGTGATGGTGGACGGCAAGATAAAGTCCACAGAAGAATTGTTCCAAATGGCTACCGAAACGGGTATCGTATTATATCGTGGTACTTCCACTATGGACGAGAACGGGCGGATAGCAGGGCGACCTATTGAGGAATTGGACGGTGGGCTAGGGCGACAATTCACAGAAATCATAGCAGACTTGGACTACAATATGCGAATGATATACGAAGTGAGTGGTATCAACGAGGTGATGGCGGCAAGTAACCCCGACCCGAATATGCTAAGTGGTGTGGCGAAACAAGCGGTATCTTCATCGGAAAACTCTTTGGGAAGTATCTTGGACGCAGTAACGAACATCCACGAAAGATTGGCTACCGACATATCATTGAAGCTACAAATAATGCTCAAGGATAAGACCATAAGTGTTTACGACAAGGCGTTGGGTAAGATAATCGAAGTCGGGGCGGAAGTAAGCCCTATGACCTTTGGTATCGCACTAGAACCGCTACCTACGGACGCACAGAGAAAGAAGATGGAAGAAATGATAATGAGTTCCGTTATCAATCCAAACAACCCTACTACGGGCGGTCTGTTCGTGGACGATGCAATACCATTGATTACCGAGATATATAGCGGAGTGAATTTAAAGGTGATTATGCGTAAGTATTCGTTCTTACTAAAGAAGCGCAGAGATGAGTTCGTGGCAAATGAGCAAATGAAGATTAAGGCGCAGAGTGACGGCATCGTGGAACAAACCAAAGCCGCATCAGAGGGCAAATTAAAGGAAATGGAGTTTGATAGAAAGACTAAGTTAGACGTAATTAAAGCCCAAGCGGACGAGCAAATAAGGGTATTCAAAGAAACACAACCTTACCGCAACGAACAAACAATAGTTAAATCGGAAACCAAGAAAGGAGAGAAAGCATTTGAGGCGAGTTTGCCACCTAAATAAAAAAACCTTTGTAGTATGGCAACAAAAATAGTTCATAAAAAACTTGGTCGTCAAAAAGCAGAGGGACTTGCGTTCATCGAACACAACGAAATCCACATAGACGAGCGTATGAAAAAGAAGCCATATATGCTTGTGGTATTACACGAACTATTGCACATACACTTCCCCGACCTATCTGAAAAAGAAGTGGACAGAATATCTAAGAAGATATGCAATAGTATGTGGTCTTTAAAATTTAGAAGAATAGACGACTAATTATAAAACCTTGCCGTCAATGATGGATTTGTTGTAAACCTCGAACTCACCGCCCTTTAGGACTTTAATTACAGCGAAGCCAACATTCCATTCGTTAAGCGTCAAGTAATCGGGGTTTAACTCGCAAAGACAACCAATAACAAAAGTTCCGTGTACCTTTCCGCTAATATTTGTCTTGAGCATTGTTTGTGTCTTGTGCTTATCTCCACAGATGGTACTCTCACCCGCACGAAGCCATAGGGTACGAGCCGCATTAATACCACCACTACCTTTGTATTCGTTGCCGTGAATAGCGTACAACTTACCTATCTTCATCACTTGGTTGTTCGGTATCCAAGTAATCCCACGTTCACCAAGTCGTAAAATAGTCTGCAATCGGAACTCCGACATATCTAAAATAATTGGTGCTTTAACTCTTAGGTATCTTTCCCATCGCATTTCGTGGTTGCCCTCTTTGTAAAATATCTTGGCATTAGGGAACGCTTTTTGCAGTACGTCAAGGAAGTTTCTGCATATCTCAAACTCGTATGTTAGGTCACGTTTCTTTGGGTCTTGTTCGTGGAATGAAGCCTTGTGGAAATCCATTATATCGCCAAGTAAAAGGATAGTATTGATTTCTTCTTTCTTTCCGTAATCAAGTGCGAGAGTTAATGCCTTGTTGTTTTGGTATGGTAAATGCACATCGGATAAAACTAAAATGTTATTGTTAGCCGTTGGCATTTTGTAGATAACACTTGGCTTCTCATCGCTTTCGGGAAGTCCGTAAGGGTTGTCGGGTGAAAAGTTGTTATCCATTTTCAAATATTCCGTTTTGGTATCTCGGTTTTTCTTTCCGCAAGAAGCTGTATGTCTACGAACAATAGTTCTAGCGTGTTCGACAGAGTTAAACACAAGTGGGTTCTCTAAAAATAATTTTTCTGCTAAACCCTTTTTACTTGCTTTTGGAAATTTTGCAATGTATTCTTTCGCAAGTTTACCGCTTTGTTGTTCGTTAGCCATTTGGTTTATTTATAATTTATAATGTATGGCAAAAGTAGTTATTAAATTTGTTAAAAAGTGTTATATTTGCATCAAACTTAAATTATATGTTAGACACAATGCTAGAAGATATGGGTGTTGTACCCGAAGTTCAACAAGCTGTTGACCCCGTTACACCGCCCGTAGAGCAAACAGTAGTTCAGCCAATAGTTGAACCAATTGACACCGTTCTTTCTATTAATAATGACGAACCACAAACGGTGCAAACGCCCGCTAGTGATGCGCAAACCCCATCGCCCGAAGTGGATAGAGGTAAAATACTAAGTGAGTTATTTGGTATTGACAACCCCGAAGCCATCAAGGAACGATTAACGGAGTATGACGCATTAAAAGCAAAGGCAGAAACACCGCAGTACCAAACCAAGTTCGCAGAGTACATTGACAAGTTGGTAGCGCAGTATGGCGACCCGAAGTCACAAACGGAAGCATTTAAGAGTGCAGTTGATATTCTTATGGCAGACGTAGCGACAATGGATAACAAAGCCGCCATTGCTTTCCAAATGAAACAAGAGTACCCATCGCTCGGTAGCGAGGACATTGACTTGCTTATTTCTAGTAAATACAAGTTGAACGAATACGCTTCCGAAGATGAGCAACGTCTAGGTCAAATTCAAATGAAGTTGGACAGCGAGAAAGCCAAAAACGCAATCAAAGAATTGCAGTTAAACACTTTCAAAGATGTTCCAAACAAAGCAGATGAGTTAAAAGCCATAGACGCCGAGAAGCGCAACTTGGAATGGAAAACTAAAACAACCGAAGTAGTCGCCAAGATTAACTCCTTTGAATTTGAAGTGGACAAAGGCAAGAAAGTGAAATTTGACATACCACAAGCAGACAAGGCATTGTTGTCCGAAATTGCTTCGCAGGTCGCCCCAAGTTTCGCCCCCGATGCCAATGGAATGGAACAAGTGCAGAAGATTGTTGAAATGACTTACGTCTATAACAAGATGAACAACTTGATTTCCAACTCATACAAAAAAGGATTGAGCGAGGCAAACGCTGAATGGGAAGCCAAAGTGAATAACCCTAGTGGTGGCAAGAACACCGCCCCCGTAGGAGATTTCGGCAAGAACAAAACAGCAGACGAACAATTTGTGGATTGGGTGGTAAATCAATAAACAATAATTCATAACCCCTAAAACCAATAAAAAATGGCAGGAGCAGTTACGGCACAGATTTCAAATAATCTCGTGTCCACATTCAACTTACACAAGCCCGAATACTCGAACTTTTTGTTCCGCAAGTACGGCAAACAAGGCTTTACCGCCTTTCAATTTTTACAATCTTTGGGTAACGTAACCCCCGTTGCGCAAGAGAACTTCTACCACTTCGAGGAGAATTGGATAGCTAGTTCGTTTACAACCACAGGTGGTTCGGGTGCGGCAGGTGCATCAGTCAACCTTACAGTATCACCCGCATACATTGACGGTAACGGTTTCTACTACCCACGTTTAAATGACGTTTTGATGTTCACTAACGGTGTGAAGGGTCAAGTAATCGCAGATAACGGTTCGGGCGTATTAACAGTTCGCCCTTTGAAAGCCGCACAAGCGATTTCAGTAGCAGCCGATGAGCAAATCATTATCCCAACCAACTCGTTTGGTGAAGGTACAGGTCAGCCCGATGGTCGTGTGTCAGACGTATTCCGTTACGATTTCAATATGCAAATCATCAAGGAAACAATTGATACCACAGGTACAGAATTGACCAACCAAATGTGGGTGAACACAATTGATGGTACGCAAATCAATGCTTGGTTCGACAAAGCGAAATCAATTGACTTAGACTACCGTATGGCACTTGCTATTGACGGTATGCTTTTGTACGGTACTAAAGCGGATAACACGGGCATCTTAGGAAGCACATCAGAAGGTTTGGTGGACGCTGTAACTACTCAAGGTGGTAACGGTACTTACACTTCGGGATTGTTCTCTATCGCACAATTCGACCAAATGAACCGCTACTTAGACAAGCAGATGGCTCCTAACGAGTACACGGGTCTATTAGGATACCAAGCGTTCCAAGACGTTGAAAATGCTTTGAGTAATGTGTTTACACAAAACCCAATCATCTTCGCAGGTGGAAACGGTAAAACTTTAGGTCAAATGATGTACGGTGATATGGCATCTAAGATTGGCGAAAGTGTTGACATCGGTTTCCGTTCAATCACTAAAACTGATAGAACATTCCACTTGTTGAAATTGGCGCAACTTAGCAACCCTCAATTGTACGGTGCAACAGGCTTTACCGAAGCATCTCGTATGATTTTCGTACCGCTTGACAAACCTACACAACCTAAAGGTGGACAAGTACCACGTTTGGGAGTTCGTTACAAACAACTTGGTGGATACTCTCGCAAGATGGAAGCGTGGTTCACAGGTTCAGCAGGTAACTTCGGTGTTAAGACTAACGACATTGATAGTGTGCAACTCCATAACAGAGCGCATATGGGGGCTGAAATCTATGGCGCAAACGCATTTTTTCAGTTCACGACCTAAGAATTGTGAAATTACAAACAAAATGGATGGCTACTTCGGTAGCCATTTGTTTTTATGGTAAGTGTTGTTATATTTGCACCATAGGAGTAGAGATAAGAATTTACCAAAAAGAAAGAGCCACTTTAATTAGTGGCTTTTTTATTTGCAAAATTTTGTTAAATTTGCATCAACTTAAATTATATAACTATGTTACTACTAAATCGCAAACCCGTAGCCCCCGAATGGCTAAAAGACCAATGTACTCTACTTGGTTTAAAACTCGAAAATTTACAGAAACCCACAACCTTCCGATTAGTCGAAAGCTATTGGCGCAAGGTGTATCAGATGGAAGTCAATTCCAATCAGATGAAAGAACGAATGTTTGTTGCCCCCGAATTTCACATCGAGGCGACCTACTTGTACTCTAACAAGCAGACGGGGTTGACGGACAACTTGACCTATGTGCGAAACTTCGTACCCGATAATTCGGGTCATAACCAAAACGCTATCGAGCCGATTATCTTCGAGAGAGGGGTGTTGGCGGTGGACGAGGGGCAAGCGGATTTGTACTTTTTCCTATTGAACTCACCGATTAACAAGAACAACCCAAAATACGCTAACGGATTATCTAAGCCTAGCAAACCGTTCCAATTTACACAAATCTTACCCGATGTGGAAGCAAGTGATTTCTTGGATTACGAATTAGCTATCTCTAAGGCGGTGAGAATGATTGGCGATGCGACTGCTAAAGAATACGTTAATGACGAGGCGGCTATCGCATTGGCTAAGTCTTACGGCTACGGAAGTATGCTGAACAAGGGCAGAAAGGACATCAACAAGTTCTTGATTGAGAAGGCTAAGAAGAACCCGACTAAGTTGATTAGCGACTTGACGAGTGCGGCAACGGAAATCAGAGCAGTATTGGCGGACGCAGTTGCGCACGGTGTCATCGAATTTGATTTGCCATACGTTAAGTACAAAGACTTGTCAAAAGGTAAGCGTACCGTAAACAACGGTATCATCACCCAATGCTCGGCAGGACTTGACCCAATGGACTACTTTACTAATTGGATGCGTGAAAAGGACAATAGCGGTGTTTACAACCAAATCAAAAAAGAGTTGGAAGATAAGAAACTCGCTTTAGCCGATGCTCAACTAGCTTCGTAGTCTAAAATACAAAAACGGAGAAGCCTCACTAGATAATGGTGGGGCTTTTTTCGTTAAAAAGTGTTATATTTGCTTTCAAAAATAAGTCAAATGCCAATCACTTCTGCCCAACTATCAAGCATACTTCGAGTAAAGAAGGAGTTTAATCTCGTAAATGGCGATTTAGACTTGACTGATATTACGAACTTTTCGGGTTCAGGCATAATTTTTCCAAACACTTGGGCTACTTTGGTAAAGATTGTTGACCCAACGGGCGCAGTCGTGTACCAAAATGCGGGATTTGACACCGATGTTTACACCTCACCCGACTTTGATAACGCAACAGATACATTAGCAGAGAGTATTCCGACAGACGTTTTGGGTAACTACATAACGGGAACATACACTATTGATTTGAAATGCAAAGTGGTACAAGGTGCGGACACTATCTACGGTAGCGCAACGACCACTTCATTTGTATGCGATTGCACTACGGTAGTAAGTATTGACGTAGATGTGGACTACGCAACGGCAGTCGCCACGACAACGGACACTACTAACTACGGGGCTTATTTCTCATTGACAAGAAGCCACACGATATACCCACCACCGATTAGTGGGTTGCCAAATCAAACAACTTCTGCAACAACCAATGTGTACTCGAACATCGTAACAACCACTTGGTCGGTACAGATTGAAAGTACGATTGTAACTTTAAAGGCAAACGACACCTACATTACTTGTGAGGTAAGCGGAAGCAAAGAGTTCTTGGTAGAAGCCGATACATTGTGCAAGACATTGTGCGTATTGAAAACCTATCGGGCGGACTTGTTCAAGAAGTTCGGCAAGGTCAATACGGTGGAGATGGAACGTGCTTGGAGTTTGGCTATGGACGAATATGTTTTGGCTATCCAAGCTACTAGGTGTGGTCGCCCACAAAGCGAGGTGCAAGGGTATATTGACAAGGCTTATGCTATCTTGGGAATTGACCCTACTTGTGATTGCGGATGTAGCGCAAGTGACAACCCAACGCCCGTAGTGCCTACTTCGATAGTAAACGGAACAGACGGCACGGACGGGGTTACACCTTTATTTCAGAACACGGGAACTTGGATACAAGTAAGTTACGATAACGGAAGCACTTGGACTAACTTATTTAGCTTGGCGAGTGTGACGGGCGCAACGGGGGCGGCAGGTGCAACGGGCGCAGCAGGGGCAAATGGGGTTTCTTTATTGTATAACGATATAAGCAATAGCGCAACAAGCACCAACGCACTAGAAACGCTTAAAACATTTGCTATGGACGCAGGTCAACTATCGGCAGATGGAGATATGATTGAAGTGTATGCTAGGTTTGTGACAAATGCGGAAGCAGGTGGTACATTTAAAGAAGTGTATATTTATCTAGGTGGGTCAGCAATATTGGGGTATCCATTTATAGGTGGCACTCAAACATATTGCGAACTTAATTTGAAGATAACTAGAACTAGCGCAACAGCAGGTAAAGCATTTGGTTCAGTAGTTCGTGGTGAAGCAGCGTTCCTTTTTGATATGTCATTAGCCGAATTATTTGCTCCCGTTAGCAACGTAGTGGCTACTTGGGCAAACGCATTGAACATTGAAACTAAGGCAGACGACAACGGGGCTAATGCGATAACAAATACCGTATTCCAAGTAACATACTATAAAAAGAAACCATAATGGCAATCCAACAATACGAAATACCTACAACGGGTGAAACGATTACTTTTGACTTAGAGGCTTTGTTTGATGGCTTATTTTTGTATCCACAAGCAAGTCCGCAGACTATGACCGCCAATTTGGTTGTGAACTTTACAAATGTTCCTAGCGATGGTCGTGAAGTGGTGGTTGAGTGGAACGGGGGGTTTGACCTAGACGGAAATGATTTTACGATTAACGGAATAACCGTTACTGATTTGATGGCTTCATTGGACGGCAAGATTGTCTTTGTTTATGGAAACGGTGCGTGGGCTTCGACTTATGTAGTTGACCTTGCAACAGCAAACGCTTTGACGGGTGGTGTATTAAAAGACGGCACGGTTACTCTTGGGAAATTAGTAGCATTAACATCGGGGCAGATTATCGTAGGCAACGGCTCAAACGTACCAACCGCAGTAGCAGTAACGGGTGACGTTACTATCAGCAACGCAGGGGTGGTATCAATAGCAAACGACAAAATTACCAACGCAATGGTGAAATCGGATGCCGCTATTGCTAGAAGTAAGATGGCAGGTGGGACAGCCGCACACGTTATAATCAATGACGGTAGCGGTGTGTTCTCAAGCGAGGCGACCCTTTCGCCCGTGCGTGGTGGTCTAGGTACAGACGCAAGTGGCGCAACGGGATTTGTAAAATATAGTGCGGGAACAGCTAGTATCGGTACGATTACCGAAACCTTAATTGCGCCCGTTAGCTTTGAAAGCGGAGAAGTGGGAACAATCTTCATTGACTTCCCTTACGCTTGTACTATTCTTTCTTATCAATTTGTGTGTACGAAAGCATTGGCGGGAACAGACGCAGGGACTATTCAATTTGCGGATAACGCAGGTACGAATATGACGGGTGGTTTAGCTTCTATCCCCGCTTCGACAGCGTTTGGAACTAAGGTTGGTGCGACAATTACAGCAGGTGGCGATGTGGCAATAAATGACGACATAAGAATTACCACCGCCAAGACAACGGCAGGGGGTAGAGGGTTTGTTTCTATAACTTACACTAGATTAGCATAATGACCGTACAAGACGTTTACTTATTATTTTCCTTCTTTGCCGACAAATTCAACTCTAGGCAGATTAGTTCCGATGAATTTAATATCGCTATGGCGGCTGCATCTATTGATGTGTTCAAAACGAAAGTAGGCATACCCGAAGAATACCAAGTAGGACAAGCAAAGTCTAGGCAAGAGTGGCAAGTGACGACTAAAATATCGGACGATATGCGTAAGTTCGTTACGGAAGTAGAGATTGATAAAGTAGGTGGTGTTTTCCCTTACCCGCCCGACTACGGTGCGTTCAGTTCATTAAGATATACTAGGATATTGAATAACGGGTGCGACACGCCCGATGTGAGAACAAGAACTATTGAATTAGTAACAGACGGTGAGTTGTCCGATAGACTAGACAATACGGTGGTGTACCCCGACTTCGACTACCCCGTAGGTGCGTGGTATTCAAACGGGTGGAAAGTATTTCCAAAGATAATCGAGAAAGTTGATTTGACTTATCTTCGTATCCCCGTAACGCCCGTGCGAGGGTACATACTCGACCCCGCAACGGATTTAACGACCTACGACCCATTGACGAGTGTTCAAATCGAATACCCCGAAACGCTACACATTGACTTCACTTATCGTGTGCTAAAATATTTAGCAATTAACATTAGAGAAGAAATGCTGTACGAGGTGGCTAATCAGCGTCAGATGATAGGGCAATAGGCAAAACAATTTGTTATCTTTGCAATATGCAAGAAAAATTAGTCAACGACTTAGTTGGTGGTATGGATTTAGACCAATCCGATGTTAGGGTTGCGAGTACCGATTGGAGAACTGCCTTGAACATTGTGAGTGGCGTGGCGTACACGGGGCAACAGAATGTGATTACTTCTGTTAAGGGCAACACCCTAGAACCGTACACCTTGCCGACCAACAGCACAAAAGTAGTCGGGGCTTATGCGGACACACAAGAGAATACCATAATTTATTTCTTGCACGACTTAACGGGTAGTGGCAAAGACCAAATTCTAAGATACGACCAAGACGCACCAACCAAGATACAACTAATTGTAGAATACGATTTCGGTTGGAACGCAGACACGGAAATAAAAGGGGTTACATTGCAGAGTGGTAAGTTACTCTATTGGAACGACCCTATCCCACGCAAGATAAACATTGAGAAAGCACCGATAGCTGATAAGAAAAAAGATTGGGAAATAGTAATAGCGAAATCCGTAACGGGCAATGACCTTGTGGATTTCAATGTGTACTCGATGAACGGGGCGTTGCTCACCACTAAACTATTCTTCTTGGACGGTGGGAGTGTCGGGGCGAAATTGGAACAACTAGCTGATTTCATCAACGCAGATTTAAGCCAATACTTTGAAGCCGAATATTGCGATTGCAAGATTACTTTAACGGAGAAGCAAGTAAACCTAGTCTATCCGACCATAAATAACTTTCCTTACTATTTCATTGTGCCGACTAATTGGTACGGCAATGTGCTGACGGATAGAATATTTGACAGAGCGAAGTGGCAACCGCCATTAGAACCATTGGTGGAATTTGCGAAAGACCCGAACATTCTATACAACCGAGTGGCGGGTAAGGTGTTTCAATTCCGACTACAATATTGGTACGATGATAACGAGGGAAGCGACCTCGCACTAGGGGCTATCAGTACCATACCTATCAATAATATGCTATGCGGTTCGGGAGTGAACGAGGCGTATAATTGTATTCAGTTGACCATACCCGATACCTCTTTAGTAACGCCTAGTTCAATGTCCATTATCAAACAAGTGCGGATATTGGTGCGTGAGGGCAACGAGGGGATATGGAGAATAGTTGAAAATCTCGACTACTGCCAATGGGTAGATTTAGTTGACGGAGATATTACCGCTACCTACACATTCTACAATGACGTAGCTACTACCGCTATTGATGACGCAACGGTGAACAAGCCTTATGACGATGTACCGCTAGAGTGCGGTGATGGGTTGGTGATTAAGAACCGTGCCGTGCTATCCAATGTTACAAAGGGGTACGACACGCCCGACTGCTTGGAAGTAACTATTGACCAAGAATTTGAGGAAAGTCCACAAAAACAAGGATACACTATAACTGGTCTTGTAAGGTTCTTTAATTTCTTCCTAGATAATAACGGCAGTAGCTCAAACAGAACGGTGTCGCCAAACATACTCGAAAGACGTGCGCCAATTTTGTATGACGCAGATGTTGACGCTGATTACCCTTATTTCGGTGGGGTTATGTTTAAGGGTGGTACTTGTGATGTTTACGCAGAACCCGCAACCTTATGTAAGCAATACTTACCCGAAGGTGGTGTTCCCGTGTATTTGGCGGGTACGGACTACTTTGATATATCTAAGCAGAGAAATACCCAAGTAGGTGGCATATCAACAAGAAGCGATGGAAGTATTGACGCAACGGGCGCAACAAATAAGGATTTAATCAAGAATTTGTATGTAAGCGGTAACGCAGACCCATCAAACGAGGAATACGATGTGTTTTCTACGTTTGAGATTAAGAACGTGCCTAATGGTACTTATGTGCTTCGACTTGGAAGCCATTGGTGTTCTTTTAAAGATAAGCTAGGTAAGGGTGTAATGTACGACCTAAGTAACGGACGTGGGTATCAAAAGACTTCAACAAATGTTTGGGGTGTCAACGCTTTTGACGAAGGTACGGGGTTATACACTTGGAAGCCAAATTCAGAACTAACCGTAACCGTAAATAACGGTGATGTGTTTATCGGGGAAGTGGTTGTGTCGGATTTGTGTTACTATCAAATACACGATAGCGATGGCGCAAGAGATATTTCATTTGATGAGTTAAGACCAAGAACGGGCTACCTAGTGGCGGCAGACAACGGGGCGACTGACTTAGATATTTTGTCTAGTGCTACGTTTGTTGAGAAATCATTGGTTTATATTATTCCATCAGTAGGTGTTTCACTTAGCCGAAACGTGGATATTACTTTCGGGATAACCGACCACAACGGGTACTTCTACCTAACAAACGCTTTTGAGTACCCTAGCATACCGTTAAACGTAATTGAGGGAATATTTGTTCGACAAATCAATAGCCCAAGCGGTTCAGTAGGAAACCTTGTGAACAACGGCAACTACTATATATCAACATCAAAGTCAGCACTTAGTGATTTAATAGCAGAGGATATGGACTACGTTACTGGGGCGGGTGTGCCACCTTTTGCACCACCAACCGTTACTAACGAATTGGTAGATATTATTTTGCCAATTACAGACCCCGATGCAAAAAATGTTTGTGCTACCTATATCGAGGGGCAAGTAATTGACACAAACGGAGAACCCGTGAGTGGTGCTTTGGTTGTTTATGAAAACGGAAAATTTGTTTATACAGACGTTGACGGGAACTACCGAATACTCGCTTGGGGTGATATGGCAGACGGCTATTCTTATAGCGGAAATCCATTCTATGTTGGACTACCTACACAACCAAACAGACGTATCGTTGATAATCTAATCATATCGGGCGGGGCGTGTGAGGTAAACTACCCTAGTGGTCAAATAGTAAACATTGATATTACGCCTTTCTTCGGCACATATTCTTTGTCAATACCGTATGATGTAGCGGATTTTATCATTGAGATAATAAAAAGTGGTATTCAGAAAGCCCGTAAACGTGGCGGTTCATACCTACTAGGCGGACGCTTCTACGATAATCACGGAAGATTTTGTTCGGTGGTACAAGCGGCAGAAGTTTACATACCGTTCATTACAGAAGATTTACACACCTATTTCCCCGACAAGTACCCTAGTGGCACATACAAATACGGGCGACCTACTATCACGGCTACTATTACAACACCACCGCCAAGTTGGGCTAAGTATTTTAGGTTTATGTGGACAAAGAACTTGTATCAAGGAAAATATCTACAATGGTGCGCCAACGAGGTCAAGTACATTACAAGCTACGACAACGACCTAGATACATTCACCGAAACAAGTTTCCAAAATGGCGATGCCACGATGGTAATGATTAACGTCAGCAACATAGCCACATTCGCAAGACAGAACAACGGAAGCCAAGTAGGATATGCTTATGAGGATGGTGATAGACTAAGGCTGATAGCCGACAGAGATATTAACTACTTCAACGGACTATTCGATACCGAAGTGTTGGGGTACAAGACGGGCGGATGGATACTCATTCAAAACAGAGTAAGTTTGAGTGAGATTAAGTCGGGTACATTCTTCGAGGTGTATAACAACAGACCCGTAACAGAGGATAAGTTATTCTTTGAGTGCGGTCAGCCGATTAAGATAACCAACGGAGTGTATGAAAACGACACGGTAGTATTCGATAGTGGCGACACCTATTGGCGTGGTCGTTCTATACCCGTGCTAGACGATACTACTAACTTCTCGGCTATCTATCCATTGGTAGTTGAGGACAGAAGTATAAGCGATTTCTTCCCAAGTGAGGACGAGGATATCGGGCGAGTAGGGGTGATAGACCCAACATTCAAACAAATCCACTACCCTACAATGATGCAACACTCTAACGTATTCATAGAGGGAAGTGCGGTGAATGGGTTATCGAGTTTTGAAACATCTAATTTCAAGATACTAAACGTAAACTTTGGGGCGATAACAAGATTAGTTTATGTCGGCAATACTCTTATATCTGTTCACACAAACAAGGTTGTGGCTAATTATATCGAACTTCGTTCTCTCTCGGATGCAAACCAAACGGACGGGTTGTTGGCGATTAGTGATGCGTACTTCGGAAACGATAGACCTATGCAGTCCGAATACGGGTCGGACAAATACAATTCCATTGCGTCCTATCAAGGGTTCGTGTACGGACTTGACACCGCCAAAGGGGTGATATGGAGATACGACAACAACGGCATTGATGCGATAAGCGATAAGTTGGTAAGGTCGTATATTCGTCAGTTGTGCGCTGACGGGGTAGAACGGGCGGTAGGGGTATTCGACCCTTACTTTAGAATGTACTTCTTGACCACCACTAATTCAGATGGTGAGAAATCCACGATAGGATGGGACGAGGATAAAAACAGATGGTCAAGTTTCTATTCATTCACCCCCGAAATGTACTCGTATGTTCAGCGTGATTTAGTGAGTTTCAAAGACGGACAGCTTTGGCTTCACAATACTAATACGTTATACAACAACTTCTATGGCGTTCAGTACCGTAGCGAGATTACACCGATAGTCTGCAAGATTGGCGACAAGCAAACATTCCACGCTATATCATTCTATGGGGTGCAAGGCGACCCGCTAAAGAGCGAGTGGGAAATTGAGCAAATCACCAATAGATACGGTCAGCAGTCGAGGCTTAAAAAGGCTCACTTTAGATTAAAAGAAAACCTTTGGTCTGCTTCGTTCTTGCGTGACACTACCGACACTACGGTTACTAACCCGATAGTCAACGGGCGCAATCTAAGGGGAGAAGAATTAGTGTTAAAGTTCGTTAATTCTAGCCCACTCTTTGCGTCAATTCAAACTATATTCACTACTATTGTAAAGTCGTTTAGATAACGTTTTTGGGCTTGGCGAAGGTGGGCTTGTATGATGCTCAATTTATGCAGGATGTTTCTGCCCACTTTTGCCAAACCCGTGTTACAGGCAGTACGGTAGATTTAGTAGAATGTTAAATACGAAGAACAAAACAGTTTTAAATAATTTTTTAGCGATGGCAAAGAATGATAAATTAGTAGAGAGTGATTATGTATTAACGCCCGAATGGTGTGCAAAGGATATAATGGAGTATTTTGCACCAACAGGTAAGATGCTTGACCCGTGTAGGGGGTTGAATAAGGTATTCCATAATCAAATGCCGAAAGATGCTGATTGGTGTGAAATACAGGAAGGAAATAATTTTTTTGAATATACTGAGAAGGTAGATTGGATAGTTGGAAATCCACCATATTCAATTTTTCACGATTGGATGGAACATAGTTTTGCCATTGCGGATAATATAGTTTACTTACTACCAACATTTAAGATATTTAATGCACTTGGGTTGTGTAGAATGTATGGGCAAAACGGATGGATAAAGCACATAAGATTTTATGATACTGGAAGAAAAATTGAATGGAGTAGAAGCCGACCAATTGTAGCCGTACATTTTCAAAAAAATTATTTCGGAGACACATCTTGGTCTTATTACGAGGGTGGAAAAAAATTATTTAAAACTGAACCGAAATAATGATATAAAGCGATAAAGTAGTATTGCCTGTAACGTTTCAAGGCTTGGCGGTCGTTTTAATGCCGCCAAACCGCTGTTAGCTGCTGCTGCGGTGAATTTAGTAGAAACTTAATTAAAAAAAACAAAATGATAAAATTTCAATGCGATACTTGTAGCTACGAAACAGATAGCTACCACGAAAGCAAAAATAACGGTGAGTATATTCCTTTGAGGTGGATTACTCTTTCTGGTGTTACCGTTCATAACGAACATCATTCACCTTCATTATCATATGCAGGAAACGCAACTATGCACTTCTGTTCAAAAAAGTGTTTTATTGATAGGTTTTTTAAACCAGAAGAAACGATAAAGCCTGTTGAGAATACGTCTGGGAGCAGTTGCAGCTAACTACTATCTGTGCCAATAAGCGCATAACCAATTGATAATAAAACATTTACGAAATACAAATTCCTAAGTAACTTAATTTGCATAGGAAATCATTCATTAACTTCAATACACACGATAACGTATGAATACTCCTACAACAGAAAAGCCAAAAAAGCTAGTCAATCTTCGTGCATGTATGTACGAAACCTATCAGCAAGTAACCAAAGAAGGTGCTAAGTATTTCATCGTGTGGCAAGTAGTCCACGAGGACGGGGTGCTAAAGGGGTACGAATTACTACGACTATTCAAAGACCAACAGATAAAATTTATCGAAGCAGAAGTGTTTGATAAGTTACTCACAAGCGGAGTGATTAGAAAATGGGATATTTAGTCTATTGTGCATAAGTAGAAAAATAGTTATATTTGTAACATGAAAATTCTACTCCATAATATACTATCAATAGCGCATTTACGCTCAATTCAAGAATTTTTTTTCAACTTAATTATAACCTCGCTTTCATTTATATTGGGGTATAGTCAGTTGATTGTGCTAGATAACTCAAATCTATTTATGGGGGTCGTTGTGGTGGTAGTAGCTGATTGGGTTATGGGTACAATACTTGCTTTGAAGAATAACGAATGGCGCACCAAGAAAGCAATAAAGATTGTTTACTATATTTTTGCATATTCAACAATTCTTTTTACGGTATTAGCGGTGGAGAGGGCGCACCCATCGGCTTTCTTTTTAAGTGAAACGATAATCATGCCTATATTGGTATTTCAGATAATTTCAACTATAAAGAACGCTAGTTTAATAGGGTTTATACCGCAAGGTTTGTTGCTAAATATTTTAACGAATATTGATAGCTATAAAAATACATCAATTAAAGGTAAAGAAATAGACACACCATGACACCAATTTACACACCACAGCCAAGCGGGTCGAGCGATAGAGGGTACAACGAATTGACACTAACAGAATTGATGAAGCTAATCGAAAGTGAAGCTAGTAGGTCAGTAAAGGCAAGTGAGCAGTTTCAAAAGCTATCTGACAGACTTGGCTTCATAAGAGAATTTTAATATATGAGAGATATGGAAATAAAAATCAAGCGAGAGTTCTTCAATAGCAACAACACTATTGGTTCAATGTTTGTCAACGGTTCGTTTTTCGGCTTCACCCTTGAGGACAAGGACAGAGGACTAAAGGATACTATGTCGGTATCGGAAATCAAACTACGCAAAGTATTTGGTCAAACAGCTATTCCATACGGGAGTTATGAGGTCATTTTAAACTACTCTAATCGGTTCAAGAAGATAATGCCATTACTATTGAATGTAAAAGGATTTGAGGGCGTTAGAATACACGGTGGTAATACGGATAAGAATACTCTAGGTTGCCCGTTGTTGGGGTTAAAGAAAAACGAAAACGGTATCCACGATTGCGCTACGATAAACAACAAATTGATTGCCTTGATAAAGTCAGAGGCGCAAAAAGAGAACTCTAAGATATACGTTGAGATAACAAAGTAATTAAGTACCCCTTAATTTGAAGGTATATCCATTAGAAGATTTCCTCTTTCCATTCACTATTGATGATACGTGGTGGCAATCTAGTGCGATTTCCGCTTCCCTACAATTATCAAAATCGGAAATATATACACCGTTTTTATATGCTGAAACGGGAACTCTTTTAGTATAATCACATACTCTATGTTTATTTAAGCCAAGTCTTTTTGCGTGTTGGTTATTTTCTAGGTATGTGCAATATTCTAGGTTATATATAGAGTTATTGGTTTTATTGCCGTCAATATGGTTTATAGTATAACCTTTGGGTCTTTCCCCTATAAAATGAGAGGCAATTATATGGTGAATATACGTTGTCTTTGATACTCCATCTTTATTTAGATTAACAACATAATATCCGTTTTTTGCTAAATAAGATTTCAATGCTTTAGCTTTAACAGTCATTGGTTTACAAGCGTGTCCGCCTTTACCAACACCCACCCTTTGAACAACTCTTTCTAAGCCACGAACAATACCATCATCAGAAATAGTATATAGTCCTTCGTATCCTTTAATGTCTTTTACCATAATGGCAAATATACAAAAACATTTAATGGTATGCAAAAAACCATTGATTAAAATACTATCTTTGCAAGGACTATGAAAGAACTATTGAAAAAATATTGGATACAGATTTTAGTGGCTTCGGTAATCCTAGTAGGCTACACGATAGTCCTATTATCGGTGGGCAAGTCACGCACAAAAGTGGAATTGCAATTACTATCCGAGCAGTACGAGGTCAAGCTAAAAGAACAAGAAAAGCGGTTATCTACTTTGAAAGTGGAATACACGGGCGCACAAGAGAGGGCAACAGAAAGTATTTACAAACTAGAAATCTTAACTTATAAATATGATAGTATCACCAATGTACTTGCGACCAAGAAAAGGAAACCTAGTGTTCCTAATTATTCTAATATCTCTACTGATAGTTTGTCAAAGCTATGGTCAAAGCACACGAAAAGATAGCACCGTAGTAGCGATTAAGGATATGATTACGGTCGTTGAGAAATTGGACGAGTGTGAGCAAATCAAGGATTACAACAAGACGCTAGAGGGAAAGATAGAAGTGTGTGACGACTTTGTGCGCACGGCAAAGGTGAGCATAGTTGATATGAGTAGCTTTATCGCCAAGTCAAACGAAACTATCTTCGCCCAAGACAGCGTGATAATGACGCTAAAGACGCAGAAGCAAAATATGATTAGGCAAATAAAATTCCAAAAGGGGCAGACGATTAAAAAGTCTTTGGGCTTCGGAGTAGGTGGATTGTTTATCGGATTTGGGTTGGGTGTGCTAGTCGGATTGTTTGCGAATTAAATTATAGTTATGAATGAAAGAATAATATGCGCTGCCGTTTGGTACAAAGAACTAGACTGCAAATACGAGAATATGCCATCCGATGTTTACTTGCCTAAAAACTTAGATAGAGGCATTGTATTTAGTGGTCACAGACACGGGCAATGTATTTACACTAAATGCGCCATCACGGGGTTAAGGGATGCTGAAAGTGGAGAAAACGAACAAGGGTTCTTGACTTCTAAAAATAGGTTTGTTAGCCGTGAAGAAGCGTTGCAAATAGCACTTAAAGAAAACCAAGTAATTGATTTATCTCAAATTCGTGGCGACAGGTTGTATTCGGAAGATTTGTACTAATTGAAAATTAACAAAAATTAACTATATTTGTGCCATTCTTTAACGCCTAAAACTTAGGAACTATGGCAGTACCATTTATAGCAACGTCCACCGCAGGTTGGATAGACACCTTCCCGAACACGCCCGTGCGCTTCGAGGATTTAAACATTGAGAACATTTTGCTTGTTCTTAAAAAAACTTGGATTAACCCCGACACACAAACTAATTTGGAAGTATTCCAAGTTGAAGTATGCGAAGGCGGAGTGAGCCACTTAAACTTACGCAGAACAACTTACTTGTTCCCGACCAACGGAGCGACCTTAGACCAATTCAAGGCTATCTTGGACGCACAGAGTACGGGCAATAAGATTGTGAAGTACACCGACTTGATTGCGATTGGCAACATCGAGAACACCATTACCGCCCGCCCCGTGTTGATTAACGAACACAAGATTATCCGCAAGGTGTATCTACCGAGCGAGGACGTAACGGATATTTATTGCGATGCTTTTGAATTACAAGCGAAGCAGTTGTTCGTTGATGGCGACCAAACCACCGCAGTAGATTACTACTACGAGTATTACGACTAGGCTTTACCTTTGGGACTAATCAACGCCTCGCCTAAAAACGGGGCGTTGCCTTTTAACATATATTGTATTTTATGTTTGGCTTCAAATAGGTACATTTGCGGTATAAAATAAATGATATGGACTACAAAGAATACATTAAGTTAGGGTTTAAAAGAACCGATATGTCTGATGGTGTGGAGTTTGACCAAACGGGATACTACGGATTTTGTTTAGAGAAGAAAATAAACGAGAAACAGATGGTCTGTGTGGTAAGTGGCGCACTTGATAAGCCTAAGTTATACATTAAGAAAAGAGGTAGCGAAACATATCACATTATGCCGATTTCAACAGAAGCGGTAATTGATTTGTTTACCAACGATGAAACATTTGAGTACACTTATACCGCTTGTTAATGACCCCCGAACAAATTGAAATCTTAGAGAAAGCTATATCGAAATACGGCACAAGGTCGCAGTTAGATATGGCAGTAGAGGAAAGTGCGGAACTTATCCAAGCTATCAATAAGTTGAAGCGAAGCGGTCTTGTTGAGCATACTATCACGAAGCCTAGTTGGTGGATGGACTTAGACCAAATCCGTGCCTACAACGATTTGTGTTCGGAAGTCGCTGACGTAAAGATAATGTTGAAGCAGATGGAGTTAATGCTTTGTAGTGAACGAATACAGATTAGCGTTGACCGAAAGATAAACCGATTGGAAAGAAGATTAAATAAGAAATGATTGACTATTTTGCAATACACAAGCGCAGACAGCAGATAGCAAGGAATAACGGAGTATGCACACAACTTCAACACGCTATAAATATTGACGCACACGAAGCGATATTAGTAGGGTGCAAGGCGAGTTATGTGCGAGAAGTGTACGGTATAGACTTTGGTGCGTACAACCGATTGAAACACGCTTTATTGAGCGATAAGCCAATAGCCAACTTTAAACAATTTGAAACAGCTAAAAAAAGTATATCTTTGTGATACCTAGAAAGAAAAAAATATGCGTGTCTTGCGAGAAAGAAAAGTACATATACGCCAAGAAGATGTGTATGGGGTGCTATGGTCGGGCGCAAAAGGGTAAAACAAATGAAACGAAGAAAAATAAGAGAGTTAGTGTACTCAACAACGAACTATCCGAAATCGCAGTCTATAACGAAATATGGTCAGAGCGAGTACACCGAAGTGAAGTTAGCGGAGAACCCTTACTCCCAAAAGGACACCCAATGTGGCATTGGCAATTTAGCCATTGTATCGGAAAAAAAACCTTTGGAAAATTCAAGTACGACAAGCGAAACATAATTTTAAAAACTCCCGATGAACACATACTTTGGGAAAACTACAAGCACAAGATACGGGACAACCCAAAATGGAAGTGGGTGTTTGAATTAGAAGAAGCATTAAAGCAAGAGTATTTTAAGTAATAAAAAACAAACAAATGCCAAAAAAACTAAAAGTAGTTGGATAAGCGCAAGTAAAAAGCCTATGACTACTGATTGTGTCGCTGTTATTGTTGATACTTGCAAATACCCAACAATAGGATGGTATAGTAAACATAATGGCGAATGGGTTTTAGAAGATAAAGATATAAAAGGCTATGTTATTGCTTGGTATCCATTACCAAATTATCAGACATTTAAAAAACATCAAGATGGAAATTAATGATTTTATGTGCGCTAATCAAGAGCAAAAATGTAAAGAACAATGTTTTAATTGCACGGAAGATGAGAAATGCGATAAAGAAAATTTATCTTCTAATGTATTTAGTTCAATATCAGAGGCGGTAAAAAAACTTGGTTTAGATAAGCGAGTGAAATGGAAGAATTATTTAGGATACTTATGTAGATATAATAAAAAAGATATTTGCCCAACATTTGTCCAATATAACGGATTTCCTGTTCAAATATCTTCTGATAAAAGTGAAGTGGAATTGGTTAGCGACATCTACAAATTGATTAATATTTCCGAGAATGAGCCTCCCGAAGTGATTAAAGAAAGATTACGATTAGCGAGAAAAGAATTGAATAAGTTATCCTTTAAATTAACTGCAAAATAAGCACATATGAAAAGAATAAAACTAGCACTTCACAATATTATCGGACACCCACTAATGGAAGTGTGTTATATATTTGGATTTAGAAGATTAGGTAATTGGGTGCATAATACGTTATTTAAAATTGACCACTAAATATGCCAACTAAAATCTATATATGCACTTGTGAGCAATGTAAATTCGTTAAGAATAAGCGAAAAAACAGAAACTCAAAAAAGACCATTAAGAGATTGATGAATAAAAGGCTTCGTAAGGGCAAAGACGGGGCAGTTATTAATTTCTATTGGGCTTAAAGATATTTAGTATCTTTGTAGTCATTAAATTATTTTATGAAGTTTACTGATTACAAAGACTACGAACAGCACATAGTTCTATGCGATGATGTTCCTGAAATAGAGAACTACTACATCAAGCTACCGACACCGCCAAAGCTAGAAACATTTAAGAACTACGGCAAAGAACCACTCAAGCAATTCTACCACACCGATAGGATACCCGATAAACTATTGAAGCTAAACAAGCTAGATAGGGACGAGGCGTTTGCTATTGCGATGAAAGATAAAGAGTGTGCTGATTTTATAGCGATGGTTTGGGATAAGCGAATAAATGGCGAGTGGGTTTTCATCAATGGTATGCCCCTCTATATCCCGCCCGTGTACTACTTTTACCTTAACTTCTATCACCTCGATACGGGGCTACCTAAGTTCAGAAAGAGTGATTTGGACTACTACTATTGGTGGGAATTTGCGGTGGTACAAGACCCGATGGTGTTCGGTGGGCAGTCGCTCGGCAGACGAAGATTGGGGAAAAGCTACCGTGCTTGTGCTATTCTACTAGAGTATTGCACGTCCCACGCTGCTGCTTTCTGTGGGCTTCAAAGCAAGAACGAGAAAGATGCTGAAACCCTATTCGCTAGGGCGGTGGTCAACCCTTTTCGGAAACTCCCATTCTTCTTCAAGCCTTACTACGATAGGGCGGGTAAGCTAAAGAACGACATCCAATTCACCACCTACGGTGAAAATCCCGATGAATTAAATAGTTGGATTGACTTTAGAAGTTCTGTGGCGACTGCATACGATAGTCAGAAATTACACCGATGGTTCTTAGACGAGGGTGGTAAGATGGTTCCTCCGACTAATCCTGTGGACATATACGACAAGACAAGAGAGTGTTTGGTGGAAGATGAAAAGATTATCGGGAAAGCGATAGCCGACACCACGCTAGAGGAAGCGGCACGAGGGGGTATGGAAAAATACAAAGAGATATGGGTGGATAGTTCTCGCAATCCAAATGACAAGAAAATGAATGAGTTGGGGCAGACCACATCGGGGTTGGTTCAATTCTTCGTACCAAGTCACAAGTGCTATATCTTTGACCGATTTGGGTTTCCGATAGTCGAAGCCCCAAGTGGGTATCAACTAGAGGACAGAAAGCGTCAATGCACGGACGAGCAGATAGAAATGGGACTACATAAGATGGGTGCATTGGAGTTATTGGAAAGTGGGACAAAGGATATAAAAGACCAAAAGAAACGCCAAGATAGGATTAGAAAGTATCCTCGAACCGTTACGGAAGCGTTTAGAAATTCGGGCAATAGCTGTCATTTTAATTTGGGGATAATTAATGACCGACTAGACTACTACACCTTTGACAAAGAAAAGGAGAAAGTTCGTGGCAACTTCGAGTGGAAAGACGGGGTAGAAGATACAGAAGTAATTTGGCGACCAACCCCTAACGGGCGATGGCTTATGGCTTATGTTTTAGACCAAGACCAATCGAACAGAAAAGGGGAGAACTTGGGAAAGAAAATGCCGATTAACTTTGATAAGTTCGTGATAGGCTGTGACCCCTTTAAGTACAATGTAACCACTTCTAACAAGCCCTCTCACGGTGCGGGGTATCAATGGATGTACTTTGACCAATCAATAGACGGGCAAAAAGAAGAACTAGATTGGCTAACCGATGATTTCGTAGGGGAATACCTTTTCCGCCCCGCCACTACCGACCTATTCGCAGAGGATATGTTGATGTGGGCTATCTATTCTTCGTGCAAGGTGAACCCCGAAATGAACGCAGATATTATCTCAAAGCACTTTGTACGCAGAGGGTACGAGAAGTATTTGCACTATGGAAAGAAATTGGTGAAGAAAGATGGCGTGGTTCAGATTAAGGAGAACGTCAATTCGGGGGCGACCACACTAGGCGGGGCGATGAAGGACAGCTTATTTGCGAGTGTGGATTGGTACATTGAAACACACGGTAACAGATGCAAGTTTCCTAATTTACTCACCGATTGTCGGGAAGTGGGGTATGACAATATCAGTCCTTTCGATAGCTTCGTGGCTGCTGCCTACACCTTGATGCCCGTTAGGGAGTTAAAGACGAGGGCGAAAAAAGAACCCGTATCATTTAGGTCGTTTATGCAGATGAGAAAGTATTAACATTATTTGGCTATTTGTATTCGACTATTGTATTTATATTTGCATAACGTAAAAGCATTGGCGATGTTGCCGTAATTGAAAAACAAATGTTTAATTAACCACAAAAGCTAAATATATGCAATCAGTTGAAAGTATGCAGTCCAGCGGCAATATTGCCAATGCGCTGTTGGCAGAAGTGCCGGATATGCTGTTTGAACACGACTATGCAAGGCGAAAGTCAACGCATAGGGTTATTTACATAGAATACATAGACGGTCAACCGCATTCTGTTACTACGGATGAATTGGACGGTTTTCAGAACCATTTTGATTTTGAAGCAGATTGCAAAGAATGTGAGTTATTCATGTTTTATCATTCTGGCTCTGGCGGCAAGATTACCGACATTCAAGCCCCGCACTTTATTGAAGGTGCAAATGCTTTTTACTGGATAAGCCCAAAAGCAAAATTTAAAGGAAGAACGAAAGCTAAGAACGCAATCCGGTTAGATAAACCGATTGAGTACAACGGCAATCCAAATCCTTTTGAAAACGGACGTGAGATTTACGGACAAAACTATTGCAAGTTTTGTGAAAAGTGGTACGATGAAGATGCTTGTCCTGAACATCACGTTATAAATGAAGAAGGCGAACTTGAATACTTTGATGGTTCACCCGCTTCGGATTGAGGACTGATAGGCATTTCTGCCAACGGTTCTCGGCTTTGCGATGGTGGGGTTTCAAGGCACAAATGTTCAACCCACAACTAATGTTTAATAGAATTACAAATGATGAATTTACAACTTCCGCCCCACTATTGCAAAACCGATGTTAGCCGTAGTCCTTCTATCGAGATTGTAAATGCAGACTGTGTAGAGGTTCTGAAATCTTTTGAAGATGATTACTTCGATTTGGCAATTTGCGACCCTCCTTATGGTATAGGAATGTCAAGTTGGAAAAATGAAAGCAATGGAGATGGCTCAAAAGCAAAGGGATTTACAAAAGGTGGCAAAAACTTGCATACTAAAAAAGATTGGGATAATGGAATACCACAAAAGGAATATTGGGAGCAATTATTTAGGGTATCTAAAAATCAAATTATTTGGGGTGGCAATTACTTTACAGAATTTCTACCTCCTAAAATGGGTTGGATTTATTGGCATAAAAAAGGCAATGATGCTTCAAATTTTAGTGATGGCGAATTAGCTTGGACTTCATTTGATAGGGCATTAAAATTTGTAAAATATGATTGGATTGGATTTGGCTACATAAATAATGCTGGTAGTGATAAGAAAATACACCCTACAATGAAGCCAAAAGAATTATACGAATGGGTTTTAGAAAATTATGCCAAAAAAGGCGATAAGATTTTAGATACTCATTTAGGAAGTGGAAGTTCCGCAATAGCAAGTTTTAGATTAGGATTTGATTTTGTTGGAATTGAAATTGACAAAGAATATTATCAGTCGTCTATTAAAAGATTTAAGGAGCAAACGGCACAGCTTCGGGTCTTTTAGGATTACGGCTAACGTTGGGGCGGCTTTGTGTCTGTTGCCGACATATTTATTCACAGTTAAAAATTAGTACAAATGCAAAATAGTAATTCAAAAGTTGAGCCGACAACCGAAAACGGCAATAGCACAAAACCGCTTGTTAGTGGCAGTACAATTTATGAGTACGGTGCAATGTCATCAAAATATCAATTAGAAGCTAAAAATAAACTAACAGCATACGCAACGATGTGTGCCCATTTTCAATCATCAGCACATTTAATTGCAATATATTCTCCAATTGAGTGTAAAGAAGATAGCTGGTTAAATCCTATGGGGCAAATATCGGAGCGACTTGATGAAGTTTTTGGTGGTTCCTTTGATAAATATTTTGATGACAATATTGAAGATATAAAAGAGTGTTACAATTCTATCAAGCAGTTAGTTTGATGTATTGCCACTAACTACTTGCTATACGCAATAATACCAAACTGCTATGAACAGAATATCAATAAGTTACACTTTGAAGTACCAATGTAAATTTGCTATTCATTACAAGTGGAGTAAATGTGGGAAGTTGTTTAATATGAAAACAGGGAAGCAGATAAAAAAGACATTAAACGGTGGTAGCATTGGCTATTGGATTGCATCAAAATTTTACACATTAAACACGCTTAAAAGTCAAGTAGAGTTAATTCCAAAAGAACAAACTCCGTTTTAACTATGGGAATATCACCACAAGAATATCAGAAGCTATTAGACAACGTGGACAAGGCAAAGGGCGCAAAAAAGGTCAAGAAAACCAAGTTCAACAACATTGTCAACTATCACGATGGTCAGAAGTTTGATAGCAAAAAAGAACGTGACAGATACATAGAGTTGAAGCACGAAGGGGTAAAGGATTTAAAATGCCAAGTATCCTACAAAATAGTTGTCAATGACGTTAAGGTATGCAACTACATAGCGGACTTTGTTTACACCGACCACAAGGGGCAGACGGTGGTAGAGGACGTAAAATCACCTATGACTAGAAAACTACCCGTTTACCGATTGAAGAAAAAGCTAATGTTGGCGGTTCACGGTATAGAAATTAAGGAAACATAAAAACAATAGTATGGGTAAGTTTAAAATAACTTGGGAGCGAAGCCGTGACGGATTGATTGACAATGATTGGTCAAAAAAAGAAACCGTTGAGGCGTATATGAAACCTAAAGTCGGTGATGGAAGATGTTTATTGGTTATACCGCCTATATATGAGTACATTATAAAAGTTGAAGAACTCCCCGACACTTGCGTAAGCGACTTTGAGAAACCCGAATATTGTAGTCAAAGAGTAAACCACGCTTGTAAGAAATGCCAAGATTGGTAGTGTAGAAATCAGATAACTTTAGTATCTTTGTAGCAAAAATATAGGTATGTTCATTCCTCAATTAGCGGCTTCGGGCTTAGGTTTATTAGCACAAATCCCTTCGATGGTTAATCAGTTTCAAGTAGCAAAGGAGCAAAAGAAACGTGCGGGTGAGTTGCAAGAGGAAGCCAAAAACGTAAAGAAGCGAGAGATACGTCCCGAATTTATGACGGCTTTAAACGAAGCAGAGTTATTAGCGCAGAGTGGTATGCCCACCTACGGGGCGGCTAAAGCAAACATAGACGCTAATTCAGCCAATGCACTTCGTTCAATTAGAGAAGCAAGTCCTTACGGGGGCGTGACGGCTGACGCTATTTCGGCTGTGTTGACTAACCAAAACAAAGAATTGACGAACCTAGATGCCACGCAAGGTCAGTTTAAATTGGGTAACAGACAGAACGCTATCCAAGAACTGAAAGGGGTCGGGGCGGAACAAGAGAGATTAACCCAAGAACAACTAGAAGAAAAGCGTAGAATTATGGCTAGTGCGGAAGCGTTATTACAAGCGGGTACGGCTAACAAGCAGAACGCTTTAGAAACGGTTGGTTCAACGGTAACGGGGTTGGGAACGGCACTCGGAAAGGGAATTAGTGCCGCTTCTGATATTAACACTTTGAAAGAAAAAGGATTGAGTACGAAAGACTTTGATGCCGCCAAAAGAAACGTATTGTTTGGAACTAATGCGTCTAGCGGTGGAAGTGGATTATCAACTGACGCAATATCTAGCTTAATAGCGGGTAAGACAAAAGCACAAGCATCAGCTATACTAAAACAACTAGGAATAATAGAATAATATGCAGATAGTACAGCCAAATGGGAATATGTTACCTAACCAAGCGAGTGCGGGGGTAGGGGCGGTTATATTTGACAAGCCGAAGTATGACGCTCAAGAGATTGGATTAAAGGTTCAAGCCGACTTAGAAGATTGGGGTAAGCAGAAAGCACTTGCCGACCAAGAAAAACTAAAGACAGCTAAAGCCCTTGTTGCCGATTTGTCCTATGAAGCCAAAGACTTCTTGCCCGAAGGTTCGGCTAAAGTAAAAGAATATGCTGATAAGCTAAAAAATAAGCAAGCAGAATATGAAATGGCTGTTTATAATGCGGGTGCAGATAGTGAAACGGCTAACCTAAAAAAGAAAGAAGCAGAGATAGCTAAAAGCGATTTACAGATAGTAGTCAATAACTTACAGCAAGCATCAAAAATGCTTACAGAATACAAGCCCGATGCCACTACTGACTTAGATGCTCAAAATAAATTAACTGTTGAATTAAGACAAAGTGCGGGAGAAGACCCTTTAGGTGAAAGATTTTTTAATGCAATGCAACAATATGGCAAACCCATAAAGCCAAAAGGTATGATTGAGGTTACGGATGACTTTATGAAAAACATACCACTTAAAAAGACAGAAGAAGTAGTAGGGAAGGATGGTAAGATTATAGAAGAAGGTACTTCATTTAAGTTAAAACCAATCAAATATGACGCTCAAGGTACGATAGTTGACGAGGGTGATTTCGATTTGGTAACGGGCGCACCCGCTAGTCTTGCATCTACACCCGAATACCAAAATGCAATTAAACCTTTTGTTGCTAGAATGTATGGTGCTAGTCAAAGATTGGCGAATGGTGAGCAATTATCTGCTAGTGAAATGACTGACGCTTCTTTGTATAAATACTATGTAGATGAAGCGGCAAAAGAGAGTTTAAGGTTGGGTAGACCAATATCTCCCGAAACAATAATAGCTAGAGGTGAATTAGAAAGAAGAAATCAAGTAGAAAAAACAGCTTCCTATAAAGAAGAAACTGCCACCACAAAAGAGATGGCTAAAGTCGGTGCAGAACAAAGCGTAAAGAAGAACTCCGCAAAAGGGTTGATTAATTGGTTCATAGAAGTGGATAGGGGAAGCCCCGAAATATACACCAATATGACCATTAGCGATGTTGCGCCTAAGTACGACAGACAAGTTTACGCTACTAAGGTACTAAGCCCAATTTCAGTAGGTGAAAAGTTTGAAGTTATTAATGACGCAAACGGCAGACCAACTAAGGTAACATCACCCGACTATGTTAGGTACTTTATGCAAGATAAAGAAACGGGTGCTAAGTTCTATGCTAGTCAAAGCAGTATAGACGATTTTAATGATGGCAAAATATCTTCCCCGTTCAAGCAATACAAGAACATAGCGGAAGTGGCGGCACAAGCTACGTTTGTTAATGGTGCTGACCAATCTATTGACAATATGAAAAACTATTGGGCAGAAGTTGGTAAGGAAAAGAAGTATTCAAAAGAAGACGGCAACGGCATTATCTACAAAGAAGGTAGAGAAATACACCCGTTCACTCCAACAGAACAAAAAAAATATAGTGCAAACCCACAGCAAACAATGATTAAGGCGGGTACTACTCTACCAAAGTACGAGAAAGGTAAAGTACCTGCTGACTTCACGGGGCAATATTTGGAAGTGGAATACAAAGAAGGGGAAAATAAAAAACTTGAGATAATAAAGTCAACCCCTAGAGTGGCTACTGCAACACAACAACCAACAACTACACAGCAGACCGCACCGAAAACAACCGAACCGAAACAAGAAACAAAAGGTAAAACCGTTTCTTTATCTACTATTAAAAGTAAAGTAGGTACAGCAGGGTTCGAGGGATATACCGAAAAAGAATTAGTTGATTATTATAAATCACAAGGATATACTATACAATAATGGAAGAAGAATTATTACCACCACCGCCAAAGAAGGTAGTTTCGCAAAACGGAGAAAGTGACTTATTGCCACCGCCTCCAAAAAAAAAATTAGACGCACCTATAAGTGGAAGCGAAGAAGCTACATTGAAAGATGGAGAGCGTCCATCCGTGCTTTCGCAAGGGAGTGGAACAAGGGTTGAACTACCTAAGATAACATTAGGACAAGAAACTATGCAACAAGGCGTTGCAAAGAGTGATATGGGTATGCCTAGTCGTGAAGAACAGCTAGTCAAAGCAGACGTAACCACTAACCAAAACACATTTAAGAAGATAGAGAAAGAGTTGCCGTCAAAACTAGAAGCGCAGAAGAACGCTCAAAAAGAATTGATTAGACAACAAAAGGCGGCTGAATACCTCAAGAGATTTATTGATACCAAAGGCAATGTCGGGCAAGAGGGCGAACCGATAATTGAAGAAGAAACCGCCATTGATATTTACGAACCTATCAAACTAGAAATAGACGGACTTCAACCGAACACCGTATCGGAACAAGCCGACCCACAACTACGCCAAAGAGTTATTATGCAGAACTCAAAGATGGCGCAAAGCAAAACCAAAGACTTCCAAGATATTGAACCTATTATCAAGGATTTAAAGACTAACAAACAAGCAAGACAACGCTTAGAAGAAATAGGCGGTAATATCAACAACATCACCAACTTCTTGCAGACCACCGACAAAGAAGTAAAAGATAATGTAAAGAAAGCGCAAGACCTCAATCGGGGCAAGATGGCTGAAATGGGATTTGTGGATAGCTTTGAGAACGGATTTAACCAAACAACCAAAGCACTAGAAATATCTAACGCCTTGTATTCTGACGATGATAGTAAGGCTTTACAGCTATTGAAAGAAGGCTACATTGACAATCAACTTTACGGAGCGCAAGAAAGAAATGTGGTTGGTGAAATGTTAGGTGGTCAAGCGCAACCATTGGGAACTACATTCTTTGCTTCTCTTATTTCGGGCGGTAATCCTATCATTGGAACTATGGCGGGTACGGCTACTTATGCTAGACTAGGGGCGGGTGCTGAAATGCAACAAGCGTTTAATGAGGCGATGGCGCAAGGGATGGGAGAACAAGAGGCTTATAACCTAGCCAAGCAGCAATCAGAAGCGGGGTTCTTAGGCGGGGCGGCAGAGGGTATTTTAGGTACAACATCACAAGCACTAGGATTAGCGTCTAAATTGAAGATTACGCCTAAATTTGCCAAAGCTATTACAGAAACTCTAGCAGATGCTGGTATAGACGGAACGGCAGCGATGGGTGCGCAATACTATCAGAACCTAAAGGCGGCAGAAAAAGGACTAGACAGAAAGTCAACAGAAGGTTTGGGCGAACAATTTGCTTCCGAAGCTATATTTAGTATAGGATTTCAAGCGTTATTTGGATTGGGGAGTAAAATCACACCGACCAACTATAAGACATTAGTGAATAACATAGCCAAAGTTCCTACGGTTATCTCGCAACAAACAATTGACCAAGCGGTGAAATCGGGTATGATTAACGAGGCGAAGGCGGGGCAGATAATGGAGGACGTTCAAAAAAGTGCCAAAGCCCAAGAGAAACTACAAGGCGTAGAAATCCCCGAAAAAGCAGTTGACGAAGTAATTGATTTGCAGAAGCAGTTGGACGTATTAGAAGAGCAAAAGAAAACCGCTTCCCCCGCAGCACTTCCCGCAATAGAGGGTAAAATTGAGCAACTATCATCGGAGATGCAAATTAAAGCCGCTATCCCTTTAACAGCAAAGGAGAAAGCCGAACTAAACAAATTACAGACCGCAAAGGACAGCAACACCGACTACGATAAGGACAGATTAAAGTTCTTGGAAGATAGACAAAAAAGTTCTTTAAAGGCAATCAAAGAAGCAGACGAAGTAGCGCAAAGACTTGAGTTGGCAGAAATGAAAAAACTTCAAGAAAGCAAAAGAGAAATAGAATTATCTGTTGACCCAATAATAAAACAAGATAACCTAGAAGAAAATCTAGGCAAAACCGTTTCTGTAAACAACAAGACGGGCGTTCTAGCTAAAGAGGGTGAAAGCAGATATGTAGTTGAGGGCGATGGATTTATAGTAGAAATAAACGATGAAAGTGTAGTTGTTGATAAAACTCCTAAACCAAAAGAGAAAAAGACGGCTACATTAGTAGATAACAAAGTTGATATTGACGGGACTTCTTACGATTTAGTTTCGGTGAATAAAGATAAAAACGACAAGGTTGTTTCTTTGACGCTCAAAAAAGACAATGGGCAGAGCATTACTATTCGTGATGAAGATTTAGCGTTAGATATAGCTATTGCACAAAAAGAACAATCTTTAGGCATTAAGCCTACCGAAACAGCACCCGTTCAAGAAGAAACAAAAGTTGTTGATGCGAAAGTAGCACAAACAGATACTCAAGTAACGAAAGGAAGTGAAGTAGTTGAAGATACAGAATATACCGACTTCATTGATAAGGGTAAGGTAACGCCCGAAAGATTAAACGACATTGCCAATAAGGTTAAGAACAGAGAACAATTATCTCCTAGAGAAATTGAAATATTTTCAGATAAGACGGGGGAAATAAATAAGATAATTGCTACACAAGAACAACCCGTAGCAGAGGCGGGGCAAGAGGGAGCAACCGAACCCACCCAAGAAGTAGTTGAGCAGACTACCACCGTTGAGCCGAGTGAACAAGAAGGTAGTGTTGGTGTAGGGGGAGGTGTGGAAAGGACTGCAAAGGCGGTTAGTAAAAGAGTGGCAGTTGAACACGCAGGACATGAGGGTGCTAAAAGAGTTACAGGTGCAAATGAAAATACATTGGAGTTGGATGGATATGGTACAGTATCAACAAGTCAATTTATAAACACATTAGTTGAAAATGGGAGGTTGCCAAAAGATGCTTTAAAAAATAGGCATATCCAATTAACTGATGAATACGCTACAAAGTTGTTGAACGAAAACTCTGATTTATTTCCAAAAGAAAATACAGCAACAAATAAGAATGAAACCAATTTGCCCACTTTTGAAAGTGCAAAAAATGAATACGATGCCGTAAAAGAAAAGTATAATAAACATTTAAGAAAAGATGGGGGGCTTAGGGCAAATACCCCTGACAATGTAAAAAAAGAAATTGAAGATGCTTATACAAAGATGCAATCAATGGTTAAGCAAGAAAGAGATAAACGGGTTTCAGAAGATAAAAGAGATACAGGCTTAATTGATGGCATTGAAAGGATAAAAGATAATACAAGTGCTTTCACTTTGGTAAGGATGGCAATGAATAGAGGCGTAATACCTGAAAGGCAGTATAATGAGTTTGGCAAAAATTTACTTCATATCATATCTGATGCAAAAGATAGCCATGAAGTAACAATGCAAACAGCAGAGATAATTCAAGATTTTTCACAACGAGCAAATGTAAAAGTAGATGACGCACTTGCAAGAGAATTACAAGCGGCTGAAAATTTAAAATATGAACCAGTAGAACAATCCCTCAAAGAAACACCCAAGACCGAAACCAAAGTAGAAACGGTTGTAGAACCATCGAAAGATGTGGAGAGTACGGCAAAGGCGTTGTTTGATATGGCTAGTGGGGGGCAGAAGCCGCCTAAAGGGGAAACAGAAACGGAAGTAAAAGATGGTGGCGTAAAAAAGACCGTCTTAACTCAAAGGGTGTATGAGGGAGATACTAGGGAAGAAGTCAAAAAAGCTATTGAGAAGTTCGGCTTAAATCGTGATGTAATAACTATGGACGAGGCGGAAGCCAACGCTAAGAAATTCATTGAAGAAGTAGGCTTAGATATGGCTTATCAATCAATAATTGATGGTGGGGTAGTGGATGGCGCAGTTGCGGAGATATATGCCGCTAAAATCCGTGACTTAAACGACCAAATCAATTCAGCAAAGACAGCAGAAGAAATCGAAGTTCTATCTAGTCAATTAGCCGAAGTTTATAGCAAGTTAAGCAATAGGGCAACGGGCGCAGGTCAGTTCAATAAACAACTAGCTAGGATTTACGACAGAGATAGCGACTTAGGCTATAAATACGAGAAGAAAGTCCAAGAATACAAAGACGCTAACAACGGAGAAATCCCTGCTGAAATAGCGGCTAAATTCAAGGAACTAGACGACCAAATAAAAGAGTTATCTAAGCAGATAAAAGAAGCCGAAGCTAGAGAACAAAAAGCGGCAGAACAACAAGCCGTAGATGAAATCAAAGCATCCATTAAGCGCAACCCTACCGCCAATAAAAAGGTGAGAGCGAAGCGACTAATGAGCGAGGGCTTGGACGACATCGCACAAGCGTTGGGGGTTCAGTTGATGGCTAGTGGAACGAAACGTGCGAGTGTAGTAACGGGTCTTACTAAAATAGGTCAGTCTTTAATCTTGAACGGTGAAGCAACTATTGAAAACGTAGGCGAGAAAGTAAGAGAATTTGTTAAGGCTAAATTTGGCGACAAGTTTAACTTTGACGACTTCGCTACTGATTTCGACCTCGCTATGATACCCGAAGAAAGCGACAACAAATTGAAGATACCAAACTCATATATTCGTGGGTTGGTCGAGGACGGTATTGATAACATTGACGACCTAGTAAAAGCTATCCAAAAAGATTATAGTGGAACGGAGAGAGAAATCCGTGACGCAATTACGGGTTATGGGAAAATAGTAAATCAAAGTAAAGACGAAGTTAGTGTTCAGCTTCGTAAAATGAAAGATATAGGTAGGCTTATTTCTGCAATAGAAGATGTTGAAAATAAAAAGCGTCCATTAAAGAGTGGCTTTCAAAGAGATAAACTTAGTGAAGAACAAAGGCGTTTGCGTAAAGAGTTAAGAGAAGCAATGAAGAATTTGCCTATTGATGTAGATACGCAAAACAATCAACTTAAAACTGCTTTAGATGCGGCTAAATCTAAGGTTAGAAATAAGATAGAAGAATTACAGAAAGATATTCAAACGGGCGAAAGGGTTGAGAAGAACAAAAGAACCGTTGAAGCAGACCAAGAGTTGTTGGAATTGAAGCAACAAAGAGATGAACTTCAAGAGATACACGATAATATGTTTGGTGGCAATGAACTAACTTATCAAGAGAAAATAGACATTGCAATTAAATCAACAGAAAAAAGTATAGCCGAGTACGAGAGGAGAATTTCAGAAAATGATTTAGAGCCTAAAAAGGGTGAGCAACTTGTACCGACTAAAGAGTTGAAGGAATTACAAGATAAAAAATCAGATTTACAGAAAGAGTTAAATAAACTTCGAGAAGCAGCGAAGCCACAAAAAACTCAAGCAGAAATTGACGAGGAAAAGTTAAATAGAGCCATAGAGCAAAAAACTAAAACAAGGGACGAGTTAAAGGATAAGTTATTGAAGCAAGACACTTCTGTAAAAACTCGTACTCCGCAATCATACGATAATGACCCTAAAGTAAAAGCATTAAATCAAGAAATAGAAGCATTGAATGATGCGATGCAAAAACTAAGAGATGCTAAAAAAATAAGAAAAACACAAGAGCAAAAAGCCTTAGACATTATAGAAAGGCAAATAAAAGATATAGATGAAAAGATTAAGAACGGGCAATTAGTTGCAAGTGCTAAGGCGAAAATGAGTACACCTGCCCTTGAAGCCGCTAGAAAAAGGCTAGAACAAAAACGTCTGCAATTAAAAAACATCAAAGAAACAGCAGATTTTTTAGAGCAGAAACGACTTGAAAATACTAAGAAATCAACTCAAAGGCGCATTACTGAATTGCAAGAGAAACTTAGAGTTGGCGACTTTGACAAGAAGCCTAAGAAGTTATTAATTGAGGATACTGAATTGACAAAACTTCGTGCTGAAAAGATTAGACTGCAAGACGAGTATGACAAGGAAATACAAAAAGCCGAACTAAGAAACAGAACTAAGGTCGAAGTTTGGAAAGATAAGGCGTGGGAAGCGTGGGGAATTACTCGTGCATTAAGCGCAACGGGCGAGTGGTCGTTTGTTGGGGTGCAAGGTTTAACTCAATTAATCTCCAATCCTAGTAATAGCTACAAGGCGGCAAAGAACGCTTGGTCAATGATGTGGAGTGAGAAGAAATCAGACGAGTTTCTTAGCAACCTACGGGCGCAAGAGTTCTACCCGATAATGAAGCAATCTAAATTGGCGATAACCGAACCTAATGCTAAGATTACAGCTAGAGAGGAATTGTTCAATAGCCAATGGACAAACATAGCTTGGGGCGTACTAGGTTCACCGCTTAAATTGAAAGGCGAAAGTGCTTACGATGCTTGGTTAAGTGCCAATCCATTTAAAGCGTTGGAACGTGCGTCAGTCGGCTACCTAGACACTATTCGTGTGCTTCGTTTCCTTGATGGCGTTCAGATGCTAGAAATGCAGAAAAAAGGCAATTATAACGAGAACCAACAAGCCTACAAAGATATGGCAGACGTAGTGAACACGCTAACGGGTCGTGCGTCATTAGGCGAGTGGCTAGAAAGCGGTAGTGGTTCAGAAAAATTAAGCAAGATATTTTTCTCTCCTCGAAATTGGGCTTCGGGAGTTAAAACTACCATTTTATTGCCTAGACAAGTTTACAAGTGGCAAAAAGATAGTGGTACTAAAGAACTATCGGTAGCGAATAAAATAGCATTAGGCGACTTATCAAAAATGATGGGATTGACTACCTCTATGGTGATGTTGGCAGCCGCAGGTTTAGGAAGTGATGATGACGATAAAACAAGCGTAGGTACAGACCCTACAAGTAGTGATTTCGGTAAGATTATTATTGGCAATAAGCGTATAGACCCGTGGGGTGGTAAAATCCAACAGATTGTGTTTGCTTCAAGAATGTATTTGGATAGCATTACTAAAAATGGTGAAACTAAAAATCTTGGTCAAGATGCGTTTACACCAACTAAGTTTGATTTATTGGTTCAACAAGCTACGAATAAGTTATCTCCATCTGCTAAATTGTTAGTCAACTATATGATGGCAGGTCGTGATAGGAATAATATAAGAAAACTATACGGTAAAGAGTATTCTTTCAAGAGTGAATTAACAGGAGTATTACGCCCTATTTACTTAAATACTGTGATAGAATTACTGCAAGACGACCCGACTGCCTTAGATGGTATGTTATTGTTCTACGGATTTTTCGGGGGTGGCATAGGTATCCAAGAAGATAAGAAGAAAAAACAAGGCATCGTAAATTAGTTAAAAAATGTTAAATTTGTGGGGTACAAACTCTAAGAAATGAACCCTAACATTCGCACCGTAACAGATTTAACCACTATCCCCGCTTCTGTTGTCCAAGTAGGCACATTAACCCCTTTTGCGGGCGATGTCCTATTACTAGAATATAGCGGAACGGCTGCTGCTTTAGACGCTATCTTGGTACAAGCGGGCGCAAATAAAGACCAACAGAAAACAGCATTATGGGTATGGGACGGAACAAGCACCGCACCTTTCAATGTAACAGCGTGGTTCGGGAAATTTATCAAGGTAGATAGAGATGCTTCTGCCTACACGGGCGACTTCAACCTCATTGAAACTAAGTTATTTGGTTGGGAAGTGATTAGCACGGGCGATGGCACGGGCACGGTATCGGGAAGCGCAATAGGGGCTTTAAATACGATTTCATTCAAGCCTATTACTGATTTTTTTGTTGACCCCGTAGTAGTCGAGGGTAATGTGAGTGATAATCTCACGGTGTTGGAGTTCTACAACCAACAATCGGGTAGTGGAAATGGTAGCGGAAGCGGTCTTGAGAACTATATCGAAGTAGATAAAGCGGGATTTCTAGCCCTAGTAGCGGCTAACGCTTTGACATTCCCCGCACTTTACAAAATAACCGATATTGAAAACGGATTTTATCTTGAAGCATTAAGCGCAAATAGCTATAACCCACAAGGCGTTTTATCTTTACTTATTCCCGATTATACGGTAGCACCTCAATTAGTGATGGGCGAAGCCGTAACTATTGGTGATTTGTATTCGTGGGGCGGTCAAATATGGGAGAACACAAGCGGAAATAATCCCGACTATGTTACCCAATTAGAACTAGAGGCAACGGATTGGGATTTAGTGCCAAAGTCTTTAGCCAATGATTATGTGGCTATTCAGCTAAATGCTGTTTACGATTTCATTAATGATATTTTTGTTTTCGCCTCCCAAGATGGAACGCAAAACGAATATTCATTAAGTCAAGTTTTAGCTTCGTTTCAAGGTGGCGATGCTATTTATAGTAACACTTGGCAAACTAACATAAACACAGCACAGGGATTAACGCAAAATAACTCGCTAAGTGGGTTTATTATTAACACCAAAGTAAAAGTTATTGAAAATAAAGGCGCAGGTAATATCGCTAACAACTTTGGCGATAGTGACAGCAAAATACAGCTAAACGATGTGCAAAGTGGTGGCGGTGTTACTTCAAACTCACTATTAAACAGTTCAATTTATGAGTTGAATGTCATTAAGAATGGCGCAGGGAGTAGCGGAGTTATTAAAAACTTTTCGGTTCATTCCGAAATAACAGAAAACGAAACAGATGGTGAAGATTGTAATATTTGGTTCAACTTTCAACACCATGCTTCAAGTATTAGACGCAATGTTTTAAGAGGCACTAATACTTTTATACAAGCCTTTCAGCAAAATAATAACAGCGAGTGTAATGACAACACTTTAATCGGTGATGGCATAGCGTGTACGGGGTTCTCTCAATTATTTATGGATAAGTTTAACGGCAATTCATTTGTCGGAAATAGTAATAGGTTTTCTGCTATCACCCAAAATGGGCAAAGCGAAATAAGCGGATTTGACGTACAAGCAAATAATTGTCAATTTACCAACATTGAGCAAACCAAAGCTATTCTTAAAAACTTTACCTATACAGCGACTAAGAATATTATCGGACTTCAAATGTCTAATTGCACGATTGAAAACGGCAATAATATTTCAATTACAAATTGTTCGTTTGACCACAGTTTAAATTTAACGGGCTTTGCGGTTGACATTGAGGGGGAAACTATCCATAGTGGTAAAGGTTGGTTTGCTATAACTAGAGATTTCGATACTACACCACTTACAGATGGTATTCCCGAACTACATAATATAATACCTGTTGGTGGATACATAACAAGCATAAAAGCAAAAGGAAGTATTACAAGTGGAACATCGCTTACAATAGGTTTAGAAAGTGATGATGCTTCATTGATAAGCCAAGTAGTTGCTAACTATGCAGCAGGTCAAACATACAATGGAATTTCCGCAGTAGCCACCGCAAATAGAAGTTTAAGATTAGTTTCTGTTGGGGACTTAAACGCAGGTAGTGTAACTATTCTAGTCGAATTTATGGTTTAACATTTATTTGCAAAGATTTATTTCATAATGTTTGTTGGTACTAAATGTAATACCTACATTTGTGCAACCAAACAAACATTACATGGAAAAATACAACCAACTAAGAAAGCAATTCGAGGACGACATTAAGAAGTTGTTTCCGCTTTCCCCCGCCCTCGACATCTCTATTACGATAGACCAAGTAAATGTTGAAGAACTCAAATCATTAAATCAGCCATTAGAGAAACGCAACCTATTCGGCACTATGGACTACATGGTAGCGAATGTGAGTAACGATGAGTTTCAGTCAGAAATCCTATAAGTATATGGCAAAGAAGTTCTATATTAAAGAAAGGTTTAATCCTCAATTCGATAAGCCTTATTATGTTGCAAAAGGGCAACTAACAAAAAAGGAAGCAAAAAAGATAGAAAACTCTATTTATGGGAACAACTATATGCTTCAATATAACACAGAGATAGAATACAAAGAAGCTATTGATAAGCTAAAAGCAGACGGATTTAAAGTTCAATAATAAACTAAAAAAACCTATGAATACAATAACCGACTTCTCAATGCGTGACGTTTGGAATATGGCTTCCTTACGCCCCGACCGACCCCTAGTAGAACGTGACTACCTTTGGGCTTCGCAACTCAATCAGCCAACCGTAGATAACTTCCTTTCAATGAAGGGCGAGAAGCCTACCAACCCACCTAACGCACGTTCACGCAGAAAGTTCCTAGCGGGGAATATTTGGGAGGACATTCAAACCATTCCTATCAAGGCTATGGGTATCCGACTAGAGAAGCAAGAAGAAGTGTGGACGCACGGGCGCATTAAAGTGAAAGGGAAATTAGACTTTCTAATCGAAGGCAAACCCGATTACGAAGCCGCCCGACACTACATATCCAAACTATTCTTTAGTACAGAATTGACCGACTATTTATTAGCGGTGGTGGACAGATTTTACAACGTCTATGGCGACACCGAGTTCGCCCCAATGGTGAGAGAATGTAAGTCTTGTTCGTCATACGTTATTGACAAGGTACAAAGAGGTGGGCGGATGATAGGACACGAACTGCAACTATACCACTATTTGAAAGGATTGAACTTGCCGATGGGCTACGTTGACTACATATCTAAGGACGATGCGTTGATGGAACAAGTGAAAGTCGAGTACCCGAATAAGGACTTGGAAATGCGTTACGAAAGAACTATTGATGAGTTGTACGAATATTTGGTACACAATGAAAGACCGCCCGTATCACCTTTAATCGTGTGGGAAGGAAAATTCTCTCGTAATTTCTATGTGGAATACTCAAATTACCTAACTTTGCTTTATGGATTTGAAACGCCCGAAGAATATCGCAACTTTGTAAGCAAAACGGTCACATCAAGAAACGCTGTGTTAGCTAGAATGAAGAAGATTGAGAAAGGCGAAACGACCCCAACGGGCAAACCGATAGTGCTGACTGACAAGAACAAGGTCGCATTAGAAGAAATCGAGAAAGCAGGGTTCAATGTCAAGGAACTTGTAGCTGATATGATGGATATTGAAGAAGAAGAATTAACCAATTAAATTCAAATAAAATGGCAACAGAAAAAGTAACAATCGTAGAAGCAACATTCAAGAAAGAAGTTGACTTAACGCACGGGAAATTCTACTCGTTCAACATCAAGCTAAAAGGTAAGCCGAATACTTACCAATACTTGAGTAAATCGAACCCACAATCTAAGTTCGTGGTCGGTGAGGAAATCGAAGCAGACCTAATTGACAAAGGAAACGGCTATTGGGATATTAAGTTACCTAAAACAGCAGGTGGCTTCGGTGGAGGCGGTGGCGCAAAATGGGACGATATGAAAAAAGGCTTTGCTTACTTGGGGGCGATGACGCTTCTAGCAAACGACAAAATCACAAAAGAACAAGTTGACGCTACAATTAAAGCGGCACTAGAACGATACTTATAGGGTAGGCGCAGGAAAAAATGAAAGTCAAAGCATCACAGACTATTATGATACTTGCTACATATGAAATTAAGGTTACTTCGAGTATGTTCTTAACCCCCAACTACTTTTGATAGGGTGTAGTATAGGTAAACCCCGTGCGCTGTAATCATTCATACGGGAATATTAGTCAGACCGTTTGTTGGGTACGTCAACCCAACGCTTTTTAAAACTAAGAATATGAGCCTAATAATCCCAAGCAACGACCTAAAAGTATATGTTGAACAAGTACAGCAGATACTCACCTTACAGCTATCATCAGACAACGTGGATATGCTACGAGAACATATTATGGACGTATGCAACGTGGCGGCTAACATACCTTTGATGCAAGCTAGTGCGAAATACTACTTGGAACAGAAGAAGAAGGAAGTGATACCCGAAGCGGCAGAAAAGGGCTACACGCCATTGGTCACTAAGGAATACATTAACTCCTTATGCGCCCCCGAACTCTCCATCTACGAATTGATTAAGGAACAAGGAAGCGAGTTGGATAAGCGCAGACAGAGTATCGTGACTATTATCAGCTACGAAAAGAAATTAATTGAAGCAAGTATGCAAACCCGTTAAAAACTAAACTATGGAACTCGAACTGCCAATCTATCACTACGGTGATGACACAATAAAACTTGCTGAACTAGATGTGGAAGTCAGCCTAGACCAACTAGACATAAAGGAAATCACATTCTACAACATAGACGCTGTTGGGTCTTATACAGAGGACGATGTTGACTACGGTGTTGTATTTGTGGTCGGAAAAGAGTTTCTTTGTCCGCTAACTTACGACCAACTAAAGGACGTTGTAAGAGAAGCAAGAAAATATTAATCACTAAACCATTACCTATGAAAACCTACGAAGAACACCTATTCACATCCAACGGCAAGACCTACTCTGCTGATTTCAACTTATACGATGATGCTGATATTTACATACTAAGAATGGCGGTGGAAAACGAGGACGAAGAAACATTCGACACGCTTATCGGAGAAGCCTTGATAGACACGATTGACGACCAACTCAAGCGAAGATTAATCGAGAGTATTCAACAAGACTACGATGCGGTGGTCGAGGCGCACGAAATGGATTTGCAAATCAAAAGAACTTTCGGAAGATGAGAAATAGAATAAAGGAATTATACGAGAAAATGCCGTTCACATTCTGTGTGGTCGTTACCCGAAGTATGTGGGGCAAACATTCAGCTATTGTCGCTGACTTCAAACAACTAAAGAAGTTCGACTACGAGGCAAGCGAGGGGAGAATAAATTTTGAATTAAGATTGAGCCGATTTAATAAGTTGTACCCGATTATTAATACTATCGGGGAACTCGAACTAACAGAGGACGAGCAAGAGTGGTTGATGAAGAATAAGAGTAAATTTAAAGAAGTCGGAACTAAATTCGGAACAATTTACGAAACACCGAACATTTCATTCAAAGAAAATTATCACGCAATCAATGGGAGGGTAGTAGCATTATGACGTTGATAGAAGCAGGGAGAATATACTATAATTGGGGATACTCGGTGGCGTTCTGTGACGAGAAAAAGAAACCTCTAGGCAGTTGGAAAAAATCCCAAGAAAAACTAATCGAACCCAAAGAAAAGGACGCTTTCGGGGCGCACGGGGTAGGGCTAATATGCGGTAAGGTAAGCGGAAACCTAGAAGTGATTGATATTGACCTCAAATACGATATTACGGGTACGCTATACGACAGAATTAAAGGAGAAATTAAGTCGTTGCCTTTCGCCCACAATTTTCTAGTTGAAACGTCAACCAACGGGGGTATTCACTTCTACTACAAATGCAAAGACATTGAGGGGAACATCGCCCTATCAAGGAGATACGCCACAGAAGAAGAACTCAAGGTCAACCCAAAAGAAAAGGTTAAGGTACTGATTGAAACACGAGGCGAGGGTGGGTACATAGTCTGCGCCCCGACACAGGGCTATGAAATAACGAGCAAGAAATCAATCTCGTTTAAGGACGTACCCACCATCACGCCCCAAGAGAGAGAACAACTCCACAACATTCTAAAGAAGTTCGACCAAACAAATCTTTGGACTAAGAAAGAGGTTCTAGCACCGATAGCACGGGGCAAGAAGTTAGCCTCGTCCCCTTTTGACGCTTTCAATATGGACGGTGACGTACCAAGACTACTCGAAGAAGCGGGATGGACTTATGTGGAAACAGATGGCAACAATATGAGGTTCAGACGGGCGGGGCAAACGGATAGCAGAACGTCAGCAGATTGGCACACCGATAAGAGGATATTCTTCTGCTTTACTTCATCAAGTGAGTTTGAACCTAGCAAGGGCTACAACCCCGTACAAGTGTTTGTTATGCTCAAGTACGGCAGTCTTAATAAGGAAACCTACTCGGAAGCGGCTAAAGAACTAATAAAGATGGGCTACGGGGACACAATGCCCGAATTGGACGCTATTGACAAACAAATTGAAGCCGACACAACGGGTACATACCTAGCGGACGACAGCGAAGCAGACGAGTTCCTAGAGGCATATAGAAACGATGAGTTGCAGATGGGTGTTGGTATCGGTATGTCATCGTTAGACGCTAATTGGGTGTTCAAACCCGCTACATTCAATATGGTCGGTGGTATGGCGAACATAGGAAAGACAGATAGCTTTCTGTGGTGGCTGACTATGCTAAGTAAAAGACACGATTTCAATTGGATGGTATGCTCAATGGAGAACGATATTGGAGAGATATTCAAAGTGATTATCGAATACTACCTAGCCAAGCCGATTAAAAAGATAGATAACAACGAGTACATCCAAGCTAAAGCGTGGGCTAAGAAGCATTTTACGGTGTTCTCGAATAAGCGAATATACACTTACCACGATGTACTTAACTCGGCTATCAAGGAGGCGAAAAAAAAGGCTTATGCAGGTCTATTGATTGACCCCTTGTCCGCCCTTGAGTACGATGTCAAAGAGTTGAAGTTGTACGGAGAGTACCGCTACAACTACCGAATGGCTACGGAGTTCCGCTTGTTTACTAAAAATACGAAAATAAGTGTGTTTGCTTTGGCGCATCCGAATACGGAAGCGAACAAGAGAATGAAGAACGGTTATCCCGAAGCCCCTTACGCTGCTGATATTGAATACGGCAGTATGTGGAACAATCGGTGTGATAATTTCCTTACTTTGCATAGGAGAATTAGCCATCCTACGGAGTGGTTTATTACGGAGTGGCACGTTAGAAAGATTAAGAGTAAATTTTCGGGTGGGAATATCACTAGCGAACCGATTAGATTAGAGAGAAACGTGAACTGTTACTACACCGACCTATACGGGGCGGGTGGGGTGGCTTATCACAACGAACCACAAGCTAGTGAAGAAGAAGCACCGTTTTAACATTTGTTGGCTTTAAAAGTGAATGTAGTAAACTAAATTTGCACCTATGAAAATAGCACTATTATCATCAGTATTCGGAGGACACGACACGCCAAAAGTAATCCCCCTGCAAGAAGGCTTCGAGTACAAGACTTTTTTCTTCAACGAAGAAAACAGCAGACCATTTCCTAATCTTAACGACAGACTAAGGTCTAAATATTACAAGTGCCAATCGCACAGAGTGGAAGAACTCAAGGAATACGACCTACATTGTTGGGTGGACGGTAGCGTTCAAATCACAAGTCCGTTGTTCTTAAAGGATATGACCACAAGACTACTGCAAAGCGGTGGGGATATTGTGATAGGCAAACACAATCAGAGAGAATGTATTTACGATGAATTAGACCTCATTATTAACTCAAAAGACGAGTATCTGACATCAAGGTACGCCAATCAGCAGTTACCCCTTGAACGGGCGTTCTATGAGGCGGAAGGACACCCGCCCAAATGGGGGCTATGGTCTTGTGGGATATGGATGCGCCACAACGGGATAAAAATGAACGAAGCATTTGACCTTTGGTGGGACATTAATACCACGTTTTCCTACTTTGACCAAGCGGCTTTCCCTTACTCTATGCGTAAGCACCGAATTAACATAGTCCAAGCACCGTATATCGAGAAAGGCGATGTAATTAAGAACGAGTATTTTCATTTAGTCACCCATAATAAAGTAGCGTAACTATGACACAAGACGAACTAGCCAAAGAACTATCCCAAAGTTTATTCCGACAGACCTACTTAATGAAGATGCTACACATCGAGCATAGTCAGTTCTTGAAGTTTAAGGGGCTGAATAGCGGGTTTAAAAACACCCTAGCTATGCTCGTGAATGGGTTTAAGAACGGCATCGCCCGACTAAAGGACTATATGCCCAAGTCCAAACAAGCATTTGACGAAGAAATGAAGATGAGCGAAGAAAAGATGATGGCTTTGTCTAACATATTTTCCGTGCTTATTCTGCTACCTTTGGAAGATGTAGAGAAAATAGAAGAACAATGTAACGATATAAAAAAATCAATATGACAATAGCTATCCCGACCTACTACAAGGACACCCGAACACTAGATAAGCTAGACCTATTATTCAAGTCCATCTCTGCGCAAAAAGGGGTGGACTTTGCCGTTATGGTCAGCGACAACTCGGAATTAGACCATATTGAGAACCTATGCGCCCGATATGGGTTCAATCACACCTACTGCGATGATAAGGGAACACCTGCCAACACCAACGCTTTACTCGCCTCTATTAAGGGCAAGATTAAGATAATGTACCAAGATGATTTATTCCTCACCGACACCGCCCTAAAGGATTTCAGCGATGCCCTAGATAATTACAAGTGGGTAGTGTCAGTATCCACTTTAATTGACGAGAGAGGACTGCCTATGTGGAATGTTCAGCCGTCATTCACGCACCTCCTCAATCACACCAACACGATAGGTATGCCATCGGTGGTCGGGCTGTGGGACACGGACGTAAGAATGGACACTAGATTATCCACTTTATTAGACACCGACTTTTACAACAAGCTAGTAAAAAAATATGGGCTTCCGTTTGTCATACAGAAACCCATTATTGGTCAGCGAGTGTGGAGTGGTAGCGTATCAGCTAGCTTGAGCCAACTCGACAAGGCTAACGACCTCCGTATTCTCGCATCCGACCTTTCTTAATACGGTGTTCAAGTTCTTGAGTATTGATTGATTTCTTTGCCCCGTGATGGCGTACAATCGTACCAATTCCGAATACGCATCAGATATGAAGTCCGAGTAAGTCTTTTGGCGTAGTAGTGGTTCAGCGTAGTCCGATACCATACTCACCGCTTGGGCGACTTGTAATCTTACTTCCTCGTCACTATCCATAAGGTCTTGGAGTTCTTGTAGGGAACTTAGGATAGTCGAGTGATGGCGACCACCTATCTGTTTACCGATTTCCTTTAGCGTGAACGGGTACAGCCCGTCCAAGTAGTGTTTGCGTAGAATGTAGCAGAATAGGTGTCGGGCGTGGGCTAAAGGTTGAAGCCTACTCTTAGACCTTAGTTGTTCTTTGGTAATTCTTGTGAGCGTGAATACGATGGTAAACGCTTCTTCGATTTTTTCTTCTCTAGTCATTGGTATTTAGTTTTAGTTGATGGTATTGAAATATAATTCGGTGTTCCACTTGCTATCCACTTCTCGTCATCGTATCTTGCCCCGTCTTTTGGTGCGTCCAATCTTCGGATGTAGTTTGTCCTAGACCACCAAAAGTTGCCCTCGTAGTAGCCTATCCAATTCACACCGCAAGTATCGCTACCATTTCTGATATGTGCAATGCAGTCACGCCAATTTAACAGAATTTGTGTATTCATTTCGTCCCTCCATTCCGCCACGTTGTCCGCCACTTTACTCGCTCCCTTAGTGTGAAAGTATAGAATGATGCTCGGCACGGTTTGAGAGAGTTCGTGCATAAGGGTGAGCGTAGGTCTTTCGTAGCCATCAACGCCCCAATAGTGGAACTTAAACTTATCCCCGTCTAGTAGTTCAATTAGTTCTTTGGTGTCCTCTTGCGCCCCAATCACCCCAACGTGGATTTCTTGGAGTTCATAGTACAGCCCCGACCTTTTCATAATCCCGTATTGTTCGGTCACGATGGACTTCCAAGCGTTTTTCATATAGACGTGGTAGTAGCCAATTATCCGTTTGTTGTCGGATAGCTTCGGGGTGTAGGTAAATTTTTCTTTATACCCTGCCATATCAAAATAGTAGGACACGAAGTCGTTGTAGATTTTGATTATGTCTTGGCTTTTCACTTCTGTGCCAATGATGGACAGCCCTATGTATTTGTCAATGATGTACTCCTTACTGCGCCAATCGTTCAGTATGTGTAGGTAGATAGGTCGCCACGACTTTTTATGGGGGAGAACGCCCGTAATAGCACACGCTATGTTGAAAGCTAGTTCATCGGGGAATTGTTCCCGCCAAGTTTCTGCTTTGAAGCCCGATTTTAGCACCTTTCTAGCTTCACAGAATACCGTCTTTGCTTTGTTGTTGTTCATCCAAAGAATAACCGAAGAATTGACTTGTGGTATCTTTGTTTCGAGTGGCAGTTCAAAGAACTTGGCTATGTCCTCATACTTTGCCCACGCCCGATACTTGGGGGACGGTTCGCCCGATAAAGGGGAGATGCCAATATTGAATATCGTAAAATCAGTATCTACGAACATCTCATCTACCGAGTGGGACGGATTGATAATCGTATCAGCGTCCAAGAATAAAGTTTCGGTGTACGGTGTCATCAAATCTAGCGACACCTTGAGTTCCATCACTTGTTTATTAGGCGATACGTTGTCCTCGATTAATATGTGGTGGTCAAATACGGCTAGATAGTCCTCTAGTCCCTTAAATGCTGACTTGGAGTAGATTATTCCTATCGGAGTTTTGCTGTTCTGTTTAATGGACACCGCTAGTGCGACAGCCATCCGCCCGTAAAGGGGTTCTCCTACTGCTATTGTTAGTATTCCTTTCATAGTTATGTTTAAATTGGTAAAGGCATTGAACGTAATAAATTTGTGCTAACGTGGCAATAGATTTCGGTAGTCTTGCTTGAGGCGTGACCAAGATGTTTTTGAATAATTCTTAAATCAGTACCCGCTTCTAGCAATGCGGAGGCGTTTGAGTGACGCAAAAGGTGGAAATGATAATCTCTACCGACATACTGTTTAACTATTTGATTGCAACTTCTTGGTGAGTATTGTGGCTCAAATTGACCATTAAAAAGGTATTCGGTTGGTCTGTATTTTTTGAAGTATTGACGTAGTATTTCAAGGACTTTATCAGATAACGGTACTATCCTATCTTTGCGACCCTTAGACTGACGTATAGTTATGACCATTCTTTTGCTATCAATGTCAGTAATCTTTAAATTACATACTTCCGACACTCGCATACCTGTTGAATAGGCGAGGCTAATTATCGCTTGGTGCTTTTTGTTTTCAATTCTTTCGATGCAATTTAATAAATGCGCCTTATCAATTATCTGTGGCAGTTTCTTTTCACTTCTTGGGTAACTAATGTACTTAAACTTTAGTGGTTGTCTAACCGTTCTTATATAGAACAATTTGATTGCTGATATAGAGTGGCACATTGCGTTTCTAGTCTTAAATTGCAAAAGCCAATCTTTAATTGAACCTTCATTAATTTTAGAAGGTTCGGTAAACTTACTACTAAAGTGTCGCAAAAACATTTCTACTTGAAATGAGTAGTTTTTAATTGTATTTTCTGAATAGTTTTTCAAAACTAATTCTTTCCTATACAATTCTATGTACTTAGGAATATTCATAAAGTTTTTATTTATTAATCAATTAGTTATGCGCTTATTGGCACAGATAGTAGTTAGCAGTTATTATCCTTACGCCAAGCGATAGATATTCCACTTGCTATTGCAACTAATATAATTGTTACCCAATATTTCCAACTGTTACCAGCATCAAACCAAAATTGAAGTGCAAAGCAAAGTGGAACAAATTCAAGGTTTCTCATCAAAAATCTAAAAACAACTGCTAACAAGTTGTATAGCAAATTGCCGTTTCCGTGTTTATTCATAATTTCTACCATTTATTAAGTTATTACTAATCTGACAAGTTAGTGCTTTTAAGTCGGCAACTTGCCATACAACCGACCGTTGTAAGCAATATGGCTTAGTTCCGTGCTTCGATTGAAAGTTCCGTTTGAAAAGAATTTTAAAAAAGCCCACCGCACAAAGAAGAAATACGATTTTCTGTATGCTGATAAAACTCTTTATTTATTTCAATACCAATATAATCTCTTTCAGTTCTAATACAAGCCTCAATAGTGCTTCCAGTTCCCATAAATGGGTCAAGTATTACCATTCCTTTGTCTGTACTTGCTTCAATAAGTTTCGTGAGTATATCAACTGGTTTTTCCATAGCTTTCTTTTTACCCTTTTGGTTGCTTCTAATTACATCAGGCATATATTTTCTAACTTTTCGGCTGTTTTTAGTTCCAAAGAAAATTCCTTCCCAAGTGTATTGCCAAGCATTTGAAGAATAACAACCGCTGTGCCTTTCTTTATCCCAAATAATAATGTTATGTAATTTAAAATACTGCTCAAACCTTAAAAGCCATTCACTCATTTTGCTAAATGAAGTAAAGCAATAAAAAGCACCATCAGGCTTTAATATTCTAAATAGTTCAGGCAATACCAAAGGCATTACATTACTTCTTTCGCCAACCATCCAACCATCTCTAAAAGTTGTTTTTGTTCCGTATGGTGGGTCTGTGATAATACAATCAATACTATTATCGGGTATTTTTGCCAAAGCATTAAGGCAATCTTCATTGTATATTTTATTTGTTTCCATCGCTTCTTTTTTAAAATTCTTTTTGTTCTGTGCTTCGATTAAAGTTTAGTGCTTAATAAGTCGCCATACAGCTTACAACACGTGCTATACGGCATTAAAACGACCGCATAGCTGCAAAACGTTATAAACAAGTGGTGGCTAAGGTTCGTCAACCGTATTGTATTATCAAAAACTCTATCGCTAACCTGTAAGCTTTTGGTACACTTACAATTCGTTGTTTAATCGTTTGCCAACTTTCAAACAGCTTGTCCGATTATTAATTTCTAATACAACCGCCACCACCATATTTATAACAACAAATATAAGAAATAGTGCGGTAACGCTCTGTCAGAGACTGCTCCATATTAGTTTATACTGTGTTTCGCAGGCGAGGGCGTACCCCTGTTCATGCACTACTTCTCATATTTATATTCCGTTAGCGGTCATTGCTTAAAGAAAGTATCTCGTTATCATAAGCATCTAAAGCGGCTTCCATTTGCTCAATCCTTTGACTTAAATTCTTTGCATTAGCAGTTGTCACTAATCTTGCTGCAAGTGCTA